GAGAGGCTGGAATGAGGTCTGTTAACGATAAAGTATTAAAACTCGCTTTCCAGGGAGAATGGGAAATGCTTTTGCCCATTCTTGGTGATTATCCTCATCTGGTCAATCTTCCCAGTGAACCTAAAGGCTACACCCCGTTGCATCAGGCGGCATGGCATGGGGCTAATTTGTCGGTGATAGGGGAATTGTTATCTCTTGGGGCCGAGCGAAGTGCGACAACGAACACTAAGCGGCAGACGGCTTATGACATCGTGGTCGAAAAGCACAACAGACCCGAACTGGAGTATCTTCTTTTCCCACAAAAAGAGACTCTCGCGCAAATCATCAGAAAAGTCGTTGCCACTGAACGGCAATTGTTCACTGATTATGATGGCAACCAAATTTTGGTCGATAAAATGATTTCGGCTTCAGGTGTTGAGCCATGTCCTGATGACCTTAGCGAACTGGATACCAGGCTAAATCACCTCTTTTTTGCGTTGACGGGTAAAGCGATATCAACGACTGAAGCCATTCACTTTGATGTGGCTGAAGGTTTTACATTCATGGTAGAGGCTGATTTTTTCAGGCAGATATTTTTCCCATTGGTACATAAGGTTGCGGCAAAAAAGATTAGCTTTCCGGAACGTGAATGGGCTGTTGTATCTGACTTGTTTGATCCTGCGCCAACCCAGTGGGGATCGCGCGGGAGTCTCTTCTTATGGTTGGAAATGCGCAAGGCTTTGTGTCAGGTGAGTATCCCGGAAGATGAAGACGAGTTGGCAAATATCATCGCGGCGGCATTCCAGGCATTGACTGGAAGATCATTAATTCATCGGGTAGGGGAAGATGAGTTTTTTGTAAAACGGTTTAGCCGTGGCGGCGGATCTTCAGGCTATGTTTCCTCCCTGTACTGGCTGAATAACGTTATCCCACAGTTGCAAAAAAGACTGTCCTGGATGCAGGTGGTGTGGTTGATATCACCACATGAGGCGTAGTGCTTTTTTTTATTAGGTGCTGAAAGTTGCTTTTGTTGTTTTAGGCTTTTACCTCATCGCTGCAAATTTGCGGCACTTGCTGGTTTTTTTGAATCGTTCGAGAGGAAATTATGAACACAGCAGAATTAGGGCAGTTAGCGGTATTGCACAAATTAACCAGCCTTGGGGCCAGAAATATTGTCGTTCAAAAGGAAGGCAACAAGTCATTCATCTTATTTGAGGCACCCAACGGTAAAACGTGCAAAGTGACGACCCGATCGAAAAAAGCAGGAACATGGCAAACCACAACCAACTATGCTGCCCAGTGTACTCTTGATAAAAAAGATAATGCGTTTTGGGTGTTTGTTGATCTCGGACGAGAGCCGAATACTTTCTATATTACGCCGCTGTCGTGGATCAGGAATGATATTTATGAGGCTCATTTGGCGTATCTGGATAAGCATGGTGGGCACCGTGCGCAGAATGATGAGTCGACGCATCATTCTATTTCGGTAAAACGCATTGCTGGCTGGAAAAATGCTTGGGGAGAAATGGGCTTGAGTGAGTCTGCAAATAATTCTGCATAACTGGCATCACCTGAAAGGTTACGTTAAGCAGCTATCAGCCACTCGTACGCTGAAATCTGTGTGGCCATTTTTCAAAGCCGTCATACCTCACCTGATTTTTACTGATAGTAAGCACAGTAGTGTTGGTTCTGTTGGTTTAGTCGGTTCAATGCCCGGCAGGCCTTGCCAACACCGGGTTTTGCTGAACCAACATTGGTGATGCTGAGCTGGTTCAGCGGGACTTTCTGTTGGTTTACTGCCTGCCAGAGGGAATGTCAGTATTACTAATTATTGATTCAAAACGGATATTTGTTGGTTCAGCGCTGGTTCAATATGCGAATTAAAATCCTTATAAAACAATGAGCATTTTATATTGAACCGACTGAGCTAACTGAACCAACACCCTTTTTACGTATGTGAAAAATGCTATTCCTCAGATGCGGCGTAGTCCTCTGTCTGGAAGGTCAGGACGTAAACGTTAATCTGCCTTCCGTCGATGCGAGGTGATTTGCGCTGGTAACCTCGCCCGCTCGTAGGAGGGGTCAACATCCCTGAATTTTTCAGAACTTCAGCGAATTGCTTCGGGTTAAAGTTCTGGGCGATCTCTTTTTCAAATGTGCTTCGAAAGGTGTAGTAGATTGTCGGATCGTTTTCGTGCTTCCCTTTCTGACGATACCCCGCCAGATCCTTAATCGGCATATCGGCTGAGCTATAGGGGAACGGTGCAAACCGGCTGAATCCATAGGAATTCAAAAACGCCTCGCACTGTTCAATTATTTGCTGGTGTTCTTTGTTGCCGGTGCCGAACTCGCGTAGCCACGCGTTGTAACTGTGCTGTATTGCATCACGGCAGGTCTGTGCATCCCATCCCGTGACCGCTTCACTCAACTGTAACGCAGCCTCCAGAATGGCAAATCGTGCGGCCACACGATGTACCTGCTCGCCATAGTCGGCAGGAATAAGATTGCGCCAGTGTGCTTCACACTTACGCACGGTATCAATCGCCTGTTGCGAGTGGTCTGCCAGCCATTTTATCCACGACCTTCCAGCGGAACCGTGATGGTGCTGGTATGCTTCTTTGAGTGCGTCGGCATGTTGCTTGCCGTTCGCGTATTCATGAAAGCGCACAGCTTTACTGAGCGGTATATTCAGTAGGCGCACGAGTTGTCCCGCTTTGGTTTTGCGCCCCGCACTGGCTATGAATGTTTCTAAATCCATTTCACCTGTACTGATAGCCACGGTTCGCCAGCGTTTTAAATCGCGGTTGCCGCCTTCCTTCGCGCCCTGCAATTTTCCTACACCGTTAAATAGCGCATAGGCAGACTGCGACACGCTCACCGGGTCAGCTCCCTGTCCGACTTCATCCAGTGGCATTAATCCGTCATTGTGAGCGGCGGCTTCGTTTGCCAGCCCCAATGCCGTTCCGTACCACGTCAGGCGTAATAAATCCGGATTGCCGTATAAGCTGCTCGCCACATTCGCGGTGGTGGTTTTGCCTGCACTCGACTGCTCATAAAAGTGAATGCCGAACCCATCCGCGCCCGTCAGGCCGATTAATGGCGCTGCCAGGGCGGCAGCGACGCCGGTCATCATTGCATAGTTGCCGTATGCCAGACGCGCCACACTGCCACGCCAACTCTCAGTTGTGCCCTGTACGGCATAACCTGCACTTGCGGAGCTGCGACCGCTGAATAAAACAGGCCTGGCAGGTGTGCCGATGATTTCTCCGTCGGGCATGATATATGCCCCGCACTGCCAGCCAGTGGCATAGGTAACACGCCATAGCTCACGTGAGCTGTTGCGCTGTAACCAGTCGGCCAAAATTGCCCTCATATTGCTTTTAGCAGTGACTTTAACCCCGCCTGCTTTCAAAGCGCGCCAGCCTTCTCGCTCTCCAATATCCGCTAGGGGAATGGCAGCGGTCGTCGGTACGTCTGAGCCAAAGGCCAGCCAGCGTAATATCAGATACTGGTCTTTATCGTCGCGTCCGGAGCCGATCACGTCCATTGCTGACGCCAGCCAGTTTTCGTTATTGATAATATTGCCGCTTTCTTTGTCCACCTTTGGCACAATCCAGTACACACCATCCTCCCGGCTCTCGATACGCGGTTTTAACGGGTCTATTTCTGGAGGGCTAGATTTACCTCCCTCAATGGCCTGCAACTCTGGTTTCATGCTTTCTCCCTGTGCTTGGTACATCGAATCGGTAAACATGCAGATGCTCTCAGCTACCCCGTATTGCTGGTGGATGTCGTTCCAGTCGGCTTTATTCTCACCCGGTGGAAGAGCCACCCATCCAGCTACCAAAAGCGCCGCTTTATCTGCGACCGCTTTCCCGGTGTTTGGCTGGTTGTTGTGGTGGTCGTTATCAGCGGCAATAATTATTTTTGCTTGTGGGTACTGCTGACGCATCTGGATGGCGACGTGTAACAGGTTACCGGCATCGACTGCACAGATGGTCAGTGCATCCGGTCGCATTAAGTGAACTGATAAGGCCGTTGCCAGTCCTTCGGCAAGGATCACCTCCTGCGGTTGCTCTGTAGCGTTGATAGCGTGGAATGCTCCGCGTTTGGCTGAATCCACTACAAGACGTTTTTCCCCGCTCGAGGTAATGGTTTGTGCGGCAGTGACCGCACCAGTGTTGTCCACCAGCGGCAGCAGGATCGCGCCATTAGTGAGAAGGGGATAGGTGAGGCCGTTCAGCCCCTTTGATTTCAGATAGTCAGATTCGCCCTGTGTGACATTCTGGCACATCGCTGCATAGCGGCGAGAAAAGGCTAGGCGACGGTGCTCTGTGTCCTGTGCGGCCTGCTCCTGTCGCATTTGCTCACGCTGCAGGCGCTCTGTCTTAAGTAATTTCCGGCGCTCAATGACAGCGCTTAGATTCGTTTGCGATACCCGAAAATCAATACCCAGCACTTCCGCTACCAGCTGCGCGGCCTCTGTCGTGTCGCAGCCATTCACCTTCTTAATCAGATCGAGGCCGTCGCCAGCGCCACACTGATTGCAGATATGAGCCCCGCGCTCGTTGTCGTCGAACCGAAAGCGATCTGTTCCTCCGCACGCCGGGCAGGGGGTATGCCTGAGCGGTGAATCAGAAACTGCGATACTGAGGTCAGACAAAACGGAATGCCATTGCCCGGCAGCGGTATGAGTCACTTCGCGTATAAAGTCGATATTACGCATCGGATTCACCGCTCAAATGTTTGCTAATGATAATTAGCGGTTCACTTTTTTCAGCGTGAGTTTGGCCACTGGCAGTTAAGCCAGATTTTTCTAATTTCATAGTTTTTACTCCAGGGTTAGCTGTGCTTCTTCGAATCCAGCCAGGATCGGATCTCTGCAGCGTCGTAGACAGTGACGCGTTCAGAAAGACGAATGGACTTCGGGAAATCGGGTTTGCTTGTTTCCCAGCGCCAAAGAGTGACAGTGCTGACTTTGAGAAAATCAGCAGTAGCTCGTGGTCGGGCATGCCCGGTGTGAGGGTAGGGTTGTGTAATCATAGGTTTCACCTGCCATGTTATGTCGTTAGTGTAATCATCACGACAAATGTTAGGAGGTGCGTAGAACGATTTAAATACAGGGTAAGCTTACACAGTAGCAGGGTAAGTTTACTCTGCATTATGTTGAGCAATTTCCTCTTCCTGCATTTCCTTGAGTATTTTACTTATTCCTCTTTGGCTCGAATGAATAAAGCCTCCATAATCATTTCTATATTTCAATGTGGCTGAAGCCCATTTTGTAAAAACCAATTTACCACCTTTGTCGACACATTCACTCCGGTGATTGGCAAGTACCTTTTTAGCCGCAGATTCGAGTCTCTGCCTATTTTTATCATGCCTTGCACTTTGTGTTAGCGATACAGCATTTGGAATAATAGGTTTATCTTCTCGAGGTTTACCCGTGAAATAGCTATCCATTGGCTCACCAAGGATTGTAGCTGTCCAGATTTTTTCGATATCTAACCTTGTTATGAAAAGCTCACTCAATTCAAGTGAAAACTCCTCCTCTCCTTTGTAAATAAAAAAGACAGAGCAAATTTCATCAGATCTACTAACAGGGTGAAATAAATTATGTCCTTTGTGGTTTTTATTTGTTATGAATACTCCATTATTTTCATTTATAATTCCGGAGCTAATAATCCACAATCCATTAATGTACCCTGAAAAATTAAATCCATAACGGGATTGATGGAAATACACACCTTCTTTATGTCCTCGTTTAGAGTTAAAAATAGAACCATAAAAGCTCAACTCGGCTGTGATATTGTACGAGAGGTTATATCGTTCAATATTATCAGCGGCATTTTCGTAAAAGCTAACAGACAAATCACCAGCTAAATTTTTAGGCTCAAAAGCTATTGAGATAGCACCTATTTTATTCCAGTGAATTAAGTCTTCACATTCGCAATTGAGCAATTTAGCAGCTCTTTCGAATGAGCAGTATTCTAAAGGCGCGATTCGGTTCTCTTTCCAGACGTTGCTATCCATCACCTCATCCTCTTGCGCATCTGATAAAAACTGAGGCAGGCATCAGGTGTTACTGCTTTTCGCCTGACCGGGCTAGCCCCAGTTTGTTCGGTTAATTGCCAACAACCCGTAATTTCTTCATGTCATATGGTGCAACATGTTGATCAGAGTTTGCTTCAAGATAGTCTGACCACCACTGCATCATTCGGCGGCGCTCCTGCATGTGCTGCGCCAGATGAACATAAGCCGCACGTACCTCATTACGTTCCTGATGGCTCATTTGCCGCTCTACGGCATCCCGTGACCACAATCCTGATTCGGTAAGAGCAGAGCAGGCCATTGCCCGGAAACCATGTAAGCAAACATCGGCCTGAGTATCATAACCCATAGTACGGAGCGCTTTATTAACCGTGTTCTCACTCATAGGCTTATAGGGGTTGCTATCGCCAGGAAAAATCAGTGTGTACTCATTGCTGATGCTTTTAATCGATTTCAATACGTCAATTGCCTGCGAAGACAATGGTACTGAATGCCCACTGCCCATTTTAGCCCCACGTTCAGAGAATTTTACACCTGCGATTTCTTCTCGCTGACCAGGGATTGTCCACATGGCAGTATCAAAATTTATCTCGTCCCAGCGAGCGTGGCGAAGTTCGCTGGAGCGAACAAACGTATGAAGAGATAGTAATACTGCGAGTTTGGTGAGAGATCTGCCTGTGTATGTTGCAGTTTTCGTCATCAATTCTGGCAGGCGATCCAGAGGAAGGGCGGGGCGGTGTTTAGTTTTAGGACTCGTCAAAGCACCTTTCAGGTCGTGAGCTGGGTTGTACTCGACTATTCCACGCTGAACCGCATAGCGGAATACGCTGCTCATCGTTGTCTTTACTCTTCCCGTAGTAGCACCAATGCCTTGTTCGTTCATGCTGATAAGCAAAGGTAGCAGATCCCGTGTTTTTAAGCTGTCGATGGGTTTACTACCGATGAGAGGAAATATGTGGTTTTCCATTTCCCTCAATATTTTATTACGGGTGATCTCTTTCCACTCAGGATGTCCCATCGTTCCGCCGTGCCACTCACGGGCTATAGCCTCGAAAGTCGGTGACGTTGGTTCAGTGCTTTCAGCTTTTTTTGCTTCACGTGGATCTTTGCCGTCGGCAAGAAGCTGTCTGGCTTCATCTCTGCGTTTACGTGCTGTTGTCAGTGGAACATCCGGATACACGCCCAATGCTAATGTCGCCTGTTTACCAGCAAAGCGATAATTCATGCGCCAGTATTTGCCACCCGTTTTTTTGACCAAGAGGTACAGACTGCCACCATCGGTTATTTTGTAATCGGTGTCTCGTGGCTTGGCATTCTCGATCTGTTTGGGTGAAAGCTCGTTTATAGCCATAAATGGCACCCCCTCAAGAGGTAATTGATGGTATCTGGATATCGAACTGATGAATACCATCACTTATACCATCAGAGTGCTGTAATGTCATGAAGGTAATTGAACGCTGTGTAAGTGTGGTTTCTGTTGAAAGGCTTGGTATTGCTGATGTTGTGAAGTGAACTGAAGTGGTGTGAAATGACTTAATGGTGTCCCCTGCATACATCGAATTGGCATGGCAGGGGATTGTTAGGAAAGGGGTTTTTCAGAATTGGATTTTATTTTACCCGCAGTTTTACCCATCGTGGCGATTCAGGAGCTTTTCTTTGAATGCGCAATGCTCACTATATAACCAACGGGCGCGGCCGTGGATGAGTCTGCTTTTTGGCAGGGTGCCGTCTTTGATGCGGTCATAGATGAAGGTCTTTCCGAAACCAGTATCTGCCATGATGAATTTCAGATCAACCAGTGAATCGGGCTGTAATTGGTGTTGCATGGGTTTCATCTCCGGTTTGGAAATCGAACCTGTAAAACAGGTAAAAGAATGCCCTCACAGTGGAGGGCAAAAGGGATAACGTTGCAGTGCTTTCGCACCCAAAAGCCAGCTCATAACTGGCTATCAGTTGCGTCAGTCGTCTTCATCTTCGTCCCAGTCCTCGTCGTAATATGGCGAGGTGAGAAGGGGGTTAGTTGCTGAGAGAATCTCTCCGGCGGCGCCCTGCCGCTGAAGTCGACGAAGTGCTTCGTAAAGCTCAAATGCCTCGGTTCGCTCGTCACCTATATCGAGGGCGCATGCAACCTTGTGCGCCTCGGTGACCAGAGTTGATAGCTGGTTTCGGATGTCCTGAATGGTGCTCATAGTTCTCCTTACGCCGCACGCTGGGCGCGCAGCTTTTTCAGGTGATCTGCTGTTTCGATTTCTTCGGCGATCCGCTCGGCCTGTGCTTTGGTCAGCGGCTCGAATTCATGCTGAAAGCGGCCCATGCTGGCGATGCAGGTGCGACCGTTGCGGATGTAGTGGATTACTTCGTGGGTAGTGCGGATGATTTTGCAGGGCGCGCCGTGGGGATCGGCGTACCAGGTGTTAGGCTGGATTATCCTGAACATTGGGCACCACCTTAAATTCAATTACCCAAACCCATGGGTTGGCCTTCCAACTTTCCTCGCCGTAGATTGATTCCCACAGCTGCGCAAAGTTGTCATATGGAGTCCAGACTTCTCCGCCGCTATCTGGGTCAGAGTATGTTGGCCGCCATCCGGTAAGTTCCATGCCTTCAGCCTGCGCATCCTCCTGGCTGATAGAGTTCAAGCGCTCCACGCTCACGCTGGTAACTTCCAGCAGAATGCGACAGGCTGCGCGAGGCATGTGGATAGATGGTTTCCAGCACGAACGACCATCTTCATAGCCATCGTCATCACCCCAGGTAAAATCCCCATCTGCTGCGTAAATAGCGTGACCAGAGTAGTAACCATTACCAAACGGCATTTCGTGAATGGCTGTGGCAGGACGGTCAGGGATCCATGGCTGAATGCGACCGTCCTCATCCAGTTCATGGCTAACTACGCCCCACGTTTCGCGCACCCAGATGCGATCGCCGACGGCACCGAACGGGCAGGTATAGCCTTCATTCTCATCAGCAACGCCAAACACATCTTTCTTTGCAGGCTGCAGGTATCCGTTTTTATCGACCACGCCAGGCGTGTACCAGTGTGCGTTTAAATCCAGATCGTAACCGTTATGCGTTGGATGGAAGCCATCAGACGGCTGAATTTTCATGATGCGCCGGGTCTGCGTCTTCCGACCGCCGAGGATGGCGCGAACCATCTCGCCATTAAAAATCATTCCGCGCTCTTTCACTGGATCCCCCTCTGCTTATTCTTCAGCTCAATGACCGATTGGCACTCCGCGCATGTCTGGCAGCCGGGAACGGCGGCGCGCCGCGGCGCCGGGATATCCTCGCCGCATTCCGCGCAATGCTCAGCTGATATGGTGTTACGGTTGAGCCGGTGAGCGGAAAGGGCAGCGTTACGCTGAAGCTCTTCAATCTCTGCTGCTGTGTCGATGATGTCGGCCATGGTCAATGCTCCCGGAACTGTCGGTTAATTCGGTTGAAGGTGATACTTTGGCCATTCACCTGTCACTATCAGCCAAATGAGACGATGCGCGCGATAGAGGCGGCCAATCCTAACTTTGACGTAAAGCTTTCTACCGTTCCCACAAACCGAGCCAGCAACACTACCTTTCTGGACTTTTTTGCGACAAGTCTTCCAGGTCAGCAGCCCTGTTGTGGGGTCATATTCCAGAAGCTCTCTAACCATTTCGGCAGTTAATTCAGGGCAGTTTCTACTCGGCATTTTCATATCTCCCCGGAACAAGCTTCACATCGCCATCAACTTCATTCCCCCAAGCATCCCAGCCCGGTGCCGCGCTGCGACTAAACAGCTCAATGCGCGGCACATCTCCATAAAGCAGCTCCAGCCGGTGGCGCACTTCCCAAGGCTTTTCGCTGTGCGCGCCGAGCGGGCTGTAGACCACCTGCTTAATCGCGGCATGCTTTCGCTCCAGCCCGGCGCCGCGGGTAGCAATCAGCAAGTCCTCGGTGTTGGCTCGGGTGTGGTTGCCACCGTTCATGCGCGTCTCAGCGTTAAGCAGATCGAGGAAGTCGTAAAAGTCGGTGACTTCACCCTCGGCCAGCGCCTTGTTGATGCGCAGTTCCGCGTTCTGGTTCAGCTTCACCCAGGTAAAGCCCTTCATCGTGCGAACGGTAAAACCCCAGGCCTCGGCCAGTTCTATCGCTTCCTGGTTATGCGTACCTGTGTACCACATCGCCAGCACCGCGTTTTCGGCGGCTAGTTCCCACACTGGCAGACGCTTGATGTCGATTAACTTCATGGTGGAGTAGTGGTCGGCAGCGGCGCCGTTGCTTATGGTGTTGCCGTAAGACCAGGGCGGATCAGCGTAGATTAGAGAGTATTTTCCGGTCATACACCCTCCCGCTCCGGGTCGTTAACATCCCAGCCATTACGCTCCATATTGGTTTGCAGCCGCTTATCTCCGACCTCTTCGATACTCCGTCCGGTCATATCTGCGACTTCTGCGTTTGTGTGGCGCCACAGGTATGCAACTTCTTCTGCTGTCCATTCAGGCATGACTTTTCCTCCTGACGTTCTGGTCAGAGACTGTAATTTGCTGCGTACGGAGTAGATGGAACGCCCGGTTGCTGCAGCGACCTCTTCAGGTGTGAAACGACTGAGAAGGAATAACTCGGCTTTAGTCCAGCGTCTGCCGGTCATTCGAGATGGAATACTTGCGCCGATACGCGATGCTTGAGTTGTTATGGCGCGTTCCGTGCGCTCAAGCTTTTCAGCAATGACCGATACCGGCATTGTTCCACCCACTTCATGCAGGAATAGGTTTTCCCAAGATTGCCAAAGTACGCTCATTGGCTCTCCTTAAGGCGATACACGCAGCCGCCGATCGTTCCGTTTCCCCATTCCTCGCTGGTAAGTAGGTGTTGAATCCGAGACAGAGACGGGCCTGAGATGAATGTTTGTTGCATCTCCAAAGCAGGTGCCCACCCCTCGTAATAGGGCTCGTGATAGTTGAGAGTGATTCCGCCGGTATGACCAAGAGCTCCCTTTGCGGTCTGCCAACGGTGGAATGAAGTGATATGATTCCGCGCATCCTTACGCAGAATTCTGATAATCGATTCAGGAGTCATAGTGTTAACGGCAATGCCGCCCGCTAATGAAGAGTGGTTTTACGCAGCCTGTTTGAGCTCTTTGATGCGAATACCAGTGACGTCTTTGCATTTGTTCTGGTGCTCAGAAAATCCGTTAAGCAATTTCCATGTTTCTTCGTATCGATGCTTTAGCCGCTCGCTGTTGTTTTCAGAGCTGGCATATTCAGAGAAATCGGCAAGGATTTTGTCAGCATCCTCAGGCTGAGTTGTCCTCTCTTCCTGCTGCGCCTCATTGCAAGGTTGCTCTTCCTGTTGGACTGCAGATCCGGATGGCAATGCCCATGCTGGCAATGCTGGAGCCTTCCAGTAAAACACGCCGACCTCTTTTGATTTTGCATACTGGAATCCCGGTGCGCGTGTTGCTGAAACTACGGCAAAACCTTCATCCAGGTTGTAGAGGTAACGTCCGATACCCCACTGAACGGCGGCGCGCTTCATTGCGCCAGAACGCCCCCCTTTAACAGCTTCTACCTGGGTGTTTTCAGCCGCATCCCATTTGGTGATCCACTCGCCATCAACTTTGATGGAAATACCGCACTCAACCCCGCCATTATTTGGGATGTCGCGGTAGTCGTTACGCCAGCCAGCCTTTCCGCATACTTCATCCAGGCGTTTCATGATTGCCCGGTTAGTAACGTAAGCCAGCACTTTGGCCCAAATGCCGTTATTAGTTTTCCCTGCTTGCTGTATGCGCCATTCGATGTCGTCTGAATGGAATGGCTCATCTAATTTATTCAGATCCATGCTTCACCTCAGAACGGCAGGTTTTCGCCGAGAAAGTCACATTGATTGATGCGTTCATCACGAGCCATGCGCAGACAATGACGCTTCATGCTTTTGTTGGCGGACTTACGCCAGTACAGAGCTTCAACAACGTGATACTTGCGTTTTATCCGGCTGAGCTCCGGTGTTCTTGCTAAATCAACGGGGATCATTGTTCACCTCAGTAATGAATTTTTGCGCAGGGGATCAGGTCATCTTTCAGAGCGGTAAGCACTTCGATAGCCTGTTCGCGGGTTAAGCTTGTGTGGCTGGTGAGCGCGTTAACGATGTTGGTGCCGACCGTCTTGCGGTGCTTAACGTCAGCTTCGCGCTTGGCTTGCTCGTCGGCTTTGCGCTTCTCTTCGGCCAGGCGAGCATCTTCGGCCTGTTTTGCCTTCAGGCGCTCGGCTTCAACCGCCGCGGCTTTTTCGCGTTCCGCCCGGGCTTCCGCTTCCTGCTTCTCGCGAGCTGCACGCTGTTCCGCTTCAATGCGCTGGCGCTCCGCTAGTTCAGCGCGGGCTTTCTCTTCAGCCTCACGGCGTGCCGCTGCATCCAACTCAGCTTTGTGCTTCGCTTCTGCATCGCGGCGGGCTTGTTCTGCCGCTTCCTGTTTCAGTTGCTCATCACGTTCACGCTGAGCCTGTTCCGCCAGACGGCGCTGCTCTTCGCGGTCACGGTCAAAATCCTTATTCATCAGCAGGGCCATTTCGTGGTCCGCTTCGAACTTGGCAGCCAGCTCCTGATCGAACCTGATGTTCATCTCCAGCGCTTCGGCGTGCATCGCGTTCATGGCTTCTTCAGCCTTAATGCGTTCCTGCTCGGCTTCCCATTCGGTTAGTGGGCGGCGGGTCGCATCACGTAGCTCGTCGCAAGCATCAACGAATCGCTTAATTTCAGCCTCTGCTGGACGCACAGCCTCTTTCAGGCGCTTAAGGTATTCACGGCCCGGCTTTTCGATTGCCGTCTTGCTGCGGGATACCTGCGCCGCCAGAGAGGCGACACGGTCACGGCCTTTCTTCGTGGACAGGTCAGGTACTTCGTTCACTGCCTGGCGGATTTGCTCGAGGTAAACATCAAGGCCGCCCGATACGTAAAGCACCGGTGCCTGCTCAGGCTTGATTTCGATGACAGTTAAGTCCGTTACTTCGCTCATGGTTTCTCCTGAAATTTGGATGCAACGATGCCGCCCGCAGAAAGCCAGGCCGATCGGTTGAATAGGGTGGTTAGTGACTAAGTCCGTGACCGCGACCGTCGAGATAAACCTCAACAAGCAGCTCTTTGGTGTAGGTGCGCTCACAGCCGCGGTGAAGGTAGAGTTTGCCGCGGGCATTTGCTGATGCGGTCCACATTCCGTCTTTGTGCTTTACCAGCATTCCTGGCTGAACGGCGCCGCGGTTAACTTCAAACACTCCGTAATGGTGCATCATGCTTCACCTCAACCTTTTCCAGGAGACCAGCGATATGCATCTGCCAGCGGTTAAGCGTCAGCTTTTCACGCGGTGCCGATACCGACGTCAGCTGCCACTCGTTATCGTTGAGCTTTTTGGCGGTGTACTGCTTGCCGTTGTGGGTGACTGTCATAAATCCTCTTGGCCTTATCGCGGCGAACGGAACGTTAATAATGGGGTTGCGCAATATCTGGCGGTGGATGGCCGCCGGTTGTCATAAATGGGCAGACTCGAAAATCTGCCTATGTATGGCCGATAAAAAACCCGCCGTGGCGGGTCTTCAGAAATAGTTTTTTTGATCGTGCATCGCTCGCTCGAGAATCAACTTTGCATCTTCAAAGTTGGAAGATTCAAAAGCATCTCTTATGGCTTTAGCCAAGCAAGTTGCGTCGCTTTCATAGTCATCAGCTCTGCTTTCCCAGTTTGATGCCTCTTCTTCAGCCTCATAAAGGCGATCACCATACTCACACTCGAGCTCTTGGCGTACTTCATCACGAAGCTTCTCCTTGATGATTTGAGATGCTTCTTCAATCGGCATTGTTTCCAGAATCGTCTCTGGCTGATGAGTGCCGTACTTCAACGTAATATCAGTAGCAAACATGCAACCTCCGAAAAAATGCCCGCACGGTGGCGGGCCAAAAAAGACTTTTCAAACTTAACCAGAACAGGTCTTCGTCTCCTGTTTGGTTACGATGGCTTCATTACCATCACCAAGCACCGGGTTAAGATGCTTGAGGTTGGCTATGTCGTTACCCGCTGATGCGGGAGAAATGCTAAAGATGCCCAAACTCTTTCATGAGCATCTCTTCGTTATGTTTAATCTTTCGAATGGCGTATTCGCCATGATGGAAAACGGCCGCCTCGTTAAAAGCACGCACCGCATCAATTTTTGTTTGGAAAGTACCGAGGGCTATTTGCTTCCTGTTAACCTTGATCTGCGCTCTCCAGCACCCATGACGCTTATCAATGCTGATCCCGATGTAACCGCTGGTGTTTGTTGATTTAATGGATACATTCCGGCAGTTTTCCTCACGCTTAGCTTCTCTGAGGTTAACTAGGCGGTTGTCAGCTTTATCGCCGTTGATGTGGTCGATAAAACCTTCAGGCCAGTGTCCATGCACATAAAGCCATGCGAGCCTGTGAGCAAAGTATTGCTTTTGGTCGATCAGGATCTTGATGTACCCGTAACTGGTTAGCGTCCCCGCATAAGGAGATTTATTGCGAGCGCCTTTGTTAAAGTTCCATTTGAAATGACCACTTTCAGGATCGTAAGTTAGGATTTTGCGGAGATACTCTTGGTTTAACTCAGGCCGCATAATTACCTCCCTGCTTGTTTACCGTCAGCCCCTCGCAAAGAGCTGCCGGTAAAGATTCCCCGATGTTCGGGAACTGAGCAGCAAACCATTCCGGTGCGGTAAGGTGGCGTTAACCACCCCAGCGATCGCCCCTCTGAATTCTGCCGATATGTGATTTGCTGACGTTGAACATATCGGCAATCTGTTTTTGCGTTTTCTTTCCCTTAAGCCGTTTTATTTCATCAACGTCAGAACTACTTAATTTCGCTCTTGGGTTTAACTCGCCGTGACGGTGGCAACTTCTACCCTTAAGTGCCATATCATTCATATTGTCCTGATGGGTGCCAATTCGTAGGTGAGAAGGATTGATACACTTTGGGTTGTCACACTCGTGCATAACAATCAAGCCGCGAATGTCATCCAATGTGAGTCCGTTTGCCTCGCAATAAGCCTTCCTGTGAAGCTTTATTGATACCGTTTTACCGTTAACCTTAGTCGTGGTAATTCCGTATTTTCTGTTCTGTTTGTGTTCGACACATGCACTTAACATATCGACCTCTTTTGATAAAAATCATTAGGTTAAGTATTCGTGTGTAGTCAGCGCCAACTCCCTGCCAGTGTTGCCCGTTCTCACGCCGTTCTCGCTCTCGCGCGGGGATACTCTCTCACCGACCGGATCGCACCCGGTGATACAGCACGTTTTCGTGTAGGGGTCATAACAGGTCATTGACGCTGTAAATCTGCATGTTGTTAAAAAGCAGGCGACTTGCTATCCGCCGCTGGCTAACTTCGCTCAGCTGTCGATGTTTCGTTTCGATGGGCTTATTAAAAACCATAGTTGTTTTATCGTCAACAACAATAGTTGTATTAATGATTAATGTGGTTTTATTTGGTTGTTTTTAAACTAAATTTATTTTTAGCTCCGATGATGGTATGTTTGAAAAAACATCAAAAAGGAGTGGGTAATGGGCTTGGATGAAGAAAGAGTGAACATGATGGTTCACGCCATGGGGCGGGCGGTCATGGAGTTGTCACTGGCAGATTTACCTATGACCCAGCAAAACATCATCGACAAGCTGGAACGGTACCGGAAGGAAACGGGAAACGTGATAGGTAAGGGTGTGAACAGGGATGCAGCTGAGATAGTGCGGAAGGGCAATAAAAACCCGGCGCGGTGGCCGGGTTTTAGCTGGTGATTTGAAATCCTATATCTTCAAGCGTAGCGTCACCTCTGCATAATGCGTGAAAGTGGCGATCTTTCAGCCCGGCTTGTTTAGCCATGGATTTTATCAAATCTCTGGAAAATGGGGCGTGATGCTTATCAACTGTAACCACCCATTTCCCTTTGCTGTTCTTGAGAACCCATTGTTCGTGAGAGGTTCCTGTTTTGGGTTTCATTTCAAACCCCATTTTCTTAAGCCCTCTGATTACCTCGTCGTATTTCAAAGGGGTAAGCTTTTTCAAGAACATGTAATGCAGTCCTAAGCATGAGCATCACAAGGTTCAGCAAAGAGCTTTGCTTCACCTCGTTTTCTGACAAAGACCTGAAAGGCGATCACCCAATACTTTAGCCACATAGATAGCGGTGCTTTACGGCTAAGTAATTGTTTTGCATATTCCGGTTCTGATAGTGCTTCAGTGAAAAAGTCTTTAATCTGTTCGTCCAGTTTTTTTACGGCGTCCTGCATGGTATCTGCTTGCGCTGCCAATGACAGGTCTAAACACGCAGCTACGTAAACGCCGTTCTGCTGGTAGGCCATGCAACGTAAGGTTTTCATTTTGTATCTCCTCAGAAGCTCTCATATAGGAGCTTAAGTGAAGTTTACCCTATAGGTGATTTTAGGCAACTCAAAAAATAGATAAAAATGTAAATGTCAAGGAGTGGGGTTTATTAATCTGAATTTTTATACAGTGTAATTGTTTTGTATGAAAAATTCGCCATCCTTAACCAAACGTCTCATCAGGCCACTATAAGCACGATAGCAACAACCGAGAGCAAAGTAACCACGCCTACTATCAGATATTCTCTCATCACCCAAACACCTCATCAGGCCACTGCTACAGTTTGTTGTAAGCTATCGATTCATGGATCAGCGCTTTTCCCATGATGTAGAGCTGGTCCTGATTCTCTTCTGTTACATACCAGTCTTTGTAAGCCGGGTTATCTGAAAGCACGGCTAATTGCAGGCCCTGCATTTGCAGACGCTTAACATGGAAGTGCTGCCCAAAGACAAATGCGTATACTCCGTCAACCTTGAAGTTCCTCACTGACACATCGAAGAAGAGGCGATCACCAGACTGAATCGTTGGACACATACTGTCACCGTCTACAGTCATCACCTTCACATCATGCTGTGCGCGATTGCCGAAGAGGGCGCGGGCATGCTCATTTGTGAACTCAATAGCATGCAGAACTTCTACAAACTCAGAAATCATGAATGATCCCGGTCCCGCACTAACAGTGAGGTCGAGAACGTCTACGCGGAATACGTCCGAAGCTGCATTAGTTAATAAAGCTGCCCCTGATTGCTTTCCGTCATTAAGCATCGCCCCTTCTCCAGAGCTGAGCCAATCAGGCATTACCCCGAGCGCGTTAGCAATTTCCACAAGCTTGGTGGTCTGGCTGGCTTTTCCTGTTTCAATTTTCTGAATAGCCGCCTGGCTAACACCCACGAGATCCCCGAGCGCCTTTTGTGTCAGGCCTCGTGCCGCGCGTGCTTCTTTCAGTCTTCCAGCAAGTGTCGTTTTCATAAGGTTAAATGTACAACCGTGGTTTTATTCCATCAAACGAAAATGGTTGTTGACTAAATACAACCATAGTTTTATTCTTCGTTTATGTTCACTATGGAGGTTGTTATGAACCCAACCATTAAAACCGCTATCACCATCGTCGGGTCACAAAAAGCCCTTGGTGAAGCGTGCGCAGTGTCGCAGCAGGCGGTTTACAAGTGGCTACACAACAAAGCGAGGGTTTCTCCGGAGCATGTGAACAGCATCGTAAAAGCAACTGGTGGCGAGATTCAGGCCTACCAGATTCGCCCTGATTTGCCGACGCTGTTCCCGTCACCGGCCGACAATAACGCCGCCTAACCGGCGGCCCTAACCACGAAAGGGAAAGCAATGCATTCACTTGCGTATCAACAGAGTACCGGACTTGAACAACGTCCGTTGATTTCGATTTATCAAAGTGTTCCGCGTAATAACCGTAAGCTAACTCGAATACGGGAGGCAGTTAAGGCCTGGCAAAAAGCTACGCCGGGCCAGTCTCAGGTTCACATTTCTCAGCTGGTTGCGAAAGAGTGGCTGGCGCGCGGCGGGAAGGGGTTGTTACTGGCAGGTTCTGAACACAACACGAAGCAGAACTTCTTCCGGATGATTAACGATCCGGGCCCGAAGAACGACAAGGGGTTGATGCTACTGATCCCCGTCATTATCGACGTGATGGCGCGGGATAACGAGAAAGTGGCGAGAGAGTTCGGTCTGGTCGCAAAGACTGAGGCCGAACTGATAGCCGAGGCCATGAAAGAGTGCACTGAAGCACATCAGGCGAAGTTACTTGGTCAGCCGATACAACGCCTTGAGAAAGAGGTGAGAGAAGCTGCTGAAGCACTGCTGCGCTTCCTGCCAACTGAATCAATCGCTGCGGTGGTGACAAGTCTGGCCGCTATGGCGCCGGGAGTTATGTGATGGGTACTACCAAAAAAGCGAAAGCCCTTGAAGCGGTCACTTCAAAGGCCCTTATCACACTGTGTTACGCCAAGTAACTGGAGTAAGTATGTCAAAAACTCGCAAAAAGTACCAGGAAAAAGAGGAACGTCGCCATCCAGATTCACCAGATGGCCTGGTTGTCGCTGCCTCAAAAAACCGGGCGTTCGCTGAGCGCTTCGTTGGCATGGCAAGACTGGCACTGATTCAGGCAGGGGTGAAGCATGGGCGTCGTTAAGTTAGCTGATTATCGTAAACCTCAACAAGAGGTTATGGAGCGACAGGTGGCAGATATTGAAGATGGCTATACGCGCATCGCCAATGATTTGCTCGATGCCATTATGTCTAACAACTTCACCGTTCGGCAGATGAAACTCCTGCTAGCTGTAATTCGTAAAACATACGGATTTAACAAGACGTTTGACTGGATAAGTGGTGAGCAATTCTCAGAAATGACAGGCATGCCGAGAACAAGATGCAGTTCAACTAAAACAGAGTTGCTGAATATGCGGGTCTTGGTTACCGAAGGAAGAAAGGTTGGCATTAACAAGGTGATCTCAGATTGGTGCGTAGATAGACCAGAGCGTCGCAGAGAATACGGCTCTACAAAACACAAGGCTGGTTACATATACGTTTTTGCTGAAGATGAATTCGGTCCTGTGAAAATTGGCTTCACCACCCGTGATGCGGAAGAAAGGCTAAGAGAGGTTAAATACTACTTCGAAGGAAATAATCCTAAGGTGTTTTATGTTTCTCCTTTCCATCTTCACGCAGGGGCTATCGAACCACTGGTTCATGAAGCGATGAAAGAGCAGATGATTCGCGGAGAGATGTTCGAAACCACAGTGGCACAAGCAATAAATAAGATTAACGACGTGATGGAATATTTTACACCGTCTGTGACAAATAGTGTCACACCGTCAGTAAATCGTGATTTACAGCGTGAGGTACACACAAAAGACAATAATCAAAATACAGAAAAACAAGATCCCCCTAAATCCCCCCAGGGGGAAAACTCACTCGCTCAGGAAGTGATGGATTACTTCAACGAGCTAACGGGTAGTCGTTGTGCTGCACTGGCGCCTTTCGAGAAAGCTCTCTCCACGGTGAAGAGCAAAGACCAGTGCTACACCGCTGAAGAGCTGAAACTCGTTATCCGCTGGGCCCATGTGAACTGGGGTCACAGCTTCAAGCCAGAGAACCTGTGCCGTATGACCCGCTTTGATGGATACCTGTCAGACGCCCTGATATGGGCAGATGGTCATGGAAGCAACCCGAAAGCCTGTCCGCACGAAGAGATCATCAAGCTCTGGAATGAAAAATTCCCTTCGAAGGCCGTTTCACTGCATGAGTGGAACCGCCGCCGTCCGGCCTATCGAGACCTGGAAGCTGTGTGGAACGGCAAAACCACCCAGGGCAACTGGCGAGAACTGAAGCACATGGGAATGGCCTTCGAGCTGATTAGCAAGTCTTCCCTGTTCGGCACCAGAGGCGATCAGCCATGGCTGACTCTCGACTGGATACTGAATCCGAAGAACTGGGGATCTGTCTACGAGCAGGCCATCAACGAGCACCGTGAGCGCAAGGGAGTGAAAGCATGAGCCGTTTTATTGATTTATACGTTGAGCAGGCCGTCATCGGCGGAATAATGCTTGCAGCAGGTCGCCCAGAGGGTGCGGACATGGCTACCGATGCGATTGAGGGGCTGACTGAAGACCACTTCACAGCAACGCCTCACAAGGTGGCTCTGCGGTCCTACAAACGCCTCAACGAGTCCGGGGAGAAGATAGACCTGCTGACGTTGACCAGCGACCTTGAACGGCTTGGCGCGCTGGAAAGTGCCGGGGGATTCGCTTACCTGGCTGAATGCAGCAAAAACACTCCGTCTTTCGCAAACCTTGCAGCCTACTGCGAAAAGCTTCGGGAAATGTACCTTGGTCGCCGTATGACCCTGGCGTTACAGGTTGGGATCCAGAAGCTGTCCGAACCAACGACCGAGGGTATCGCAGACATCATCGGCAACATTCAGGCCGACATCTCTGGAATTGAGCACAGCGCTGACTACGGAACTGAACACATCACCACTGGAATCGATATGTCGCTTGAAACCATCCAGGCGATCATCAATGGCGACATCTGGAAATACAAAACAGAGCTCGGCATGTCGACCATCGATAGCGCTTTCGGAGGATTCAACAATACGGATTTTATCGTTGTTGGCGGACGTCCTGGCATGGGGAAAACCATGTTTAGCACCACAGTGACAGAAACCGTAGGCCTGAAAAACAAAAAGCCGGTGCTGTTCTTCAGTCTCGAAATGCCAGTGGAACAAATCTCTGAGCGAGTCGCTTTCCACCGGGCGCGGGTAAGCAAAGAAGATCTGCTGAGCAAAGTTAGCGGGAAAATGGACGAGGCATGGGGGAAGGTTAGTCACTGCATGAAGGAGTTCATCGACTCTCCAATCTACATCAATGACAAGCCATCCCTCAGCGTTCATCAGGTGCGAGCGGAAGCCAGGCGAATGAGCAAGAAACTGGGTGGACTTGGTGTGGTCATTGTCGATTACCTCCAGAAGATGCGCATGTCTGACCCTGAGAACATGAACCGCAGCGTAGGGGAGATCGCCACCGGCCTGAAAAACCTGGCGAAAGAGTTGCGTTGCCCGGTCATCGCACTGGCTCAGCTTAACCGTAAGGTCGAAGAACGTGCTAATAAGCGCCCGGTCGCAGCTGACCTCCGCGAGTCCGGTGTTATCGAGCAGGAAGCCGATGTGATTTTCATGATCTACCGGGATGAGAAATACAACCCGAACACCGAACTGAAAGGCATCACCGAAATCATCTGTGTGAAGTCCCGCCATGCGCCAGGGGCAGAAAAGACCTACCACTTCAGCAGCCGCTACTCCGGCCTGGACCCGGTAGATTTCACCTACAGCGGCCAGATGCAACAGGAGGCTGACTATGAGTGCTAAGACGATGAAAGGCAAACAGGTAATCCTGCGTTATCTCGAAACGCACCGGACCTTCACCGCGAAGGATGTGGCCACAGAGTGCGGCATGACCATCAACTGCATCACGAAGAACGCTATCGATCTGGAGCGGGCCCGGAAGATTGTGCGCGTGAGCAAGGTATGGCGAACGGTGACTTATCGCCTGGCCACGCAGGAAGAGCAGGCCGGTACCGCACGCAGCTGCACCAACGGAATATTTCAGGAATGCCGCAACAGCGCGGCTATGAAGCGAGTATTGATGGTTTGGGGGAGGGAAGGGGTATGAGCAACAAATACGAAGATCTGATTAAAAACGCCAGGATGAATGCCGACTGCGGTGAGCACATGTCACCGACAGAGGTTACGACTCTGCTTAACGTGGTTGAAACCACATTCGCGGCGCTGGCTGCGGAAGTGTACGACCTGAAACATCCTGGCACATACCTGCCATCGAAACGCGAAACTCCTGCTACGGACGCCTTCCTGGCTGAAGTGCGGGCGCAGGGTGTGGAGTCGTTTGCTGAAAGCCAGAAGGAATACGTCAGAATGAACCGCTACGAATTGGATTCCATGACTCGCGCTTCATATTGCGGAAGTGCTGTTGATGCTGAACGATTCGCCACCCAGCTTCGCAAAGGAGTGCAGTCATGAGCAAATTAACAATCGATTTACTCGTCATGGATGATGCCTGCGACCCATATATTTGCGGCGTTCGTGGAGCTTGCACCATTGAAGACTTGCAAGCTATTGAGAAGGAAATTGTTGAAAACCGAGGCGACCATTTGCCAACAGATGGTACCTACACCATCGAGGCCAGTTTCTTTGAAGGTCAGTACGGTGAATATGGTCGATGCGAATTATCTCCAGGGTGGGAGTGGGAGATTATTGAGTTTTCCACTTTTGATTTTGGTGAGGAGGCCGCCCAATGAGCAACATCGACAAACAGGCGCTGCGTGAAGCGGCGGAGAAAGCATTACCAGCGATGAAACGCCTGCTGATGATGCCTAACGATGAGTTATTTGATGAGGCGTTGTTAAACGTCGATGGTGATGTTGACGCGGCGAATGCATTTAACTTGCTCTCTGGACCGGAAACTATGCTGGCGCTGCTGGATGAGCTGGAAGCCGCAGAGAAGCTGATTGCTGAGCTGGAGTTGAAACTAGAAGCCGCAGACAAATTGCAGGATAGCGCGTTTCGTCATGGTCTCCAGCATGGCTTTAGTTACGGGCAAACGGATAATCAGGCGGGGTTCGAGCAAGCCATCCAGGCATATGGTCAGCAGTGGAAAGGAGAGTGAGTATGAAATACGAAATACCAGAATCAGAAGACATTGAATGGCAGCAGGATATGCTCCGTGAAATAGACAGCGCCCTTGACGTCTTGCGTGATGAGCATGAGCACGCAGTGGTGGTGGAAGAAATCATCAATGATATCACCGCGAGAATAGCATCACTCCGCGCGTACTCTGGATACTGAGGACTAACCCATGAGCCCTATTACCGAAGAATTCACCAAAGAGCAGTTACAGCAAATTATCGAAACTGACCACGTTCAATGCGGTGAGGCTTCTTCGCTGGCGCGTATCGCGCTGGCCTCGCTGGAGGCTGCGCCAGTGGCGTCATGCATCGTTGAGGATGGGGGCATGTGCGTTGATGGATTTGGTGAGTATGTAGGTCACTCGCTGCCAGATGGAACGCACCAGCTTTACGCCGCCCCGCCAGCGCCGGTAGTGCCGCCTGAGAAAAATGATAGCGATTACGTAACTGATTGTCATGGCGTGCCTAGCCTTGAGGATTGCGCACATCAGCGAGGGTGGAATGAATGCCGCGGCGCCATTCTTCAGGGTAGCCAACCTGTAAGTAATCGTGATGAGTTGCCGATGGACTACATGCAGGGGCATAAAGACGGCCTGGAGTGGGCCGCACGACTGGCAGAAGCCAATCACCCACAAACCGGCGACTGGCTTTACGATGACCCTATTGAGCTTGCAAAGGCGATTCGAAAAGGTCCGCACATGCCTGAATTAAAGTTAGTGCAAGCTGATGCTGATGACAACTTCTACTCGTGGTTTGGCAGATTCTGGCATGAAAATTATCAGCAAAAGAATTACACAACATCTGCAAAACAGATGCTTGGTACGATGGCTGAGTTTGCATTTAGAGCAGGGAGAGAGTCGGCAACTCAGGCTGGCAACTCTCCGGTAATTCCGGAAGGTTGGGTGATGGTGCCGATTGAGCCGACTGAAGACATGATCGTTAATGGCTTTGAATCAGAGCCTGATGAGAGTTTCAGTGATGAGAAGGAGTGGGAAGTATACGACGACATGAGTGGATGCCAGCAAGCTGCGCACCGGGCTAAGTTGTGCTGGGCGGCAATGATTGCAGCGGCGCCGAAGTTAGAGTGATTCTTGATAATCATTTTTCAAAAGTGATGTTATAATTAACCATCGTCGGTCTGAACACCCGGCGATGGGGTTGCGCTAAACGGGGACGTTTATGCGCACACAAAATCTGAAGTCACTTCTCCAGTCACAGATGCAGAAATGCACCTGCGATTTTCTGTATTCTGCGCTACCTATCGGAGGTGGCGTATGAGTATCAAATTTTACCTCCGCGACGAGCAGGTTCGCCGCAACCTCATTGACTACATCAACAAGCAGCCTGTAAACGCAGATTTCCCGCTCGTGGTGAGTTTTGCCGACCCTAAGCGCACTCTTCCTCAGAATTCACTGTTCCACGCGCTTTGCGGCGACCTGGCTAAGCATCGCATTGAGTGGGCTGGCTCTGCGTGGTCACTTCCGTCATGGAAATCAATTCTGGTTTCCGGTCACTCCATTGCCACTGGCGGGCAGGGGAAGGTTGTTGCCGGGATTGAGGGCGAATTGGTGGCAATTCGCGAAAGCACCTCATCGATGGGGATCAAACGGATGAATAGTCTGATTGAGTACACCCAAGCTTTCGCCGTCAGCCAGAACATACAGCTTCGCGATGTCCGTTACCGTGGCGATTATTTCGGGAGGCTTGCATGAATAACCCTCTCGCACGCGTCATCACCAACGAAATCTTCCGCGTTCCGGCACGCCGCAAACGTAAGCCCGCGGTTAAGCCGTCCGACATCCCGACACTGAAGGGCTACACCGCCCGCCTGGTGGATAAGAAATGGCTGCGTCTCGCGGCACGGAGAAAGCATGCGTAAACCAACCCGCCGTAAGTGCAAAGTGTGCGGTGAATACTTCGTGCCGAAATTCCACGACATCCGGATCCGATGGTGCTGCCCGGAGCACGGCGCAATCCTCGCGTTGGAAGAGCGCGAAAAGGAGAAGGTGAAAGCCGCGGCTAAACGCATCAAGGAGCAGAAAGAGGCAGAGAAGGCCGGGCGCAAGCGTCGTGCTGAACGTCGCAACGAGTTGAAGCCAATCCGCCACTGGGTGCAGATGACTCAGCGAGCTTTCAACGACTGGCGGCGCGAAATGCTGTTGGCCGCCGGGCATGGCTGTATATCCTGCGGAACGAAGACCGCCTTTGCCTGGCATGCCGGGCATTACCGTACCACGGCCGCCGCACCACAGCTTCGCTTTAATCCGGACAATATCTGGCTCCAGTGCTCCGCCTGCAACGTTCACAAGTCCGGGAACATTGAGGCGTACCGTGCCGCTCTGGTCGAACTGATCGGAGAAGAGCGCGTGCTGGCGCTGGAATCCAACAACAAAACCCACCGATACACCCGAGAAGAGCTCGATGGCATCCGCGCCAAAGCCCGAGCAGACCTTCGCGCACTGAAACAGCAGGAGGCAGCATGACCCGCACCGATATCGAAAATTACCAGAAAGCATCGGTACTGCGTGCCGATCCTGAATGCTCATGGATGAAGTTGGCTTCTGTACCGCGGCGCTCATATCTTGGGAAATATCGCCGCCTCACTCCTGCTCAAAGTCGGTGGGTTCGTTCGTTATTAGGACTTTGGGGAAGAGAGTTTGGTGGTAGTGACACCTCATATCTGTCTGGAGGTGGCGGCATGTGGTCGATGATACTCACTGGATGGACAGGTGAGCAGCAGGAGAGGATTACTACCGTACTCGCCGGTCTTCGCAAGATGGGGTATTCAGGAGATCAGCTTATCATGCAGGCAAAAGCTATCATCTGGCCTAAAAAGTCTCTATCCGATCTGATGGGAAATGCTGCTGATGAAGAAGAGGCTGAATTTATGGAGAGAGTGATTCTCAAATCATTCCCAAAAAATAGCATCGTCTACGAGATAGGGAAGGACTATTACACATGGCGCAAGACCATTAACGATATGGCCCGTTGGATGCAGTATCACCACGCGCCTTTCTTGACTGAAAAGCAGTGCATCGATCGCGTTCGGTGGTGTATCGATCTGTTCAATTCTGCTGTCTTCTTCACGTTAAAAGATGAATTAGGCTTCGAAAATGCAAAAACTTGCGAAAAAGACTTGAAAACAAGTTTTGAAGATGCATAATTCATATATGCTCGGACGTCGAAGGCGAAAGAGCGAGGTGGTGAGGAAAAAGAGGCGGCTCTCACCACTGAACCGCCTAGTTGGTATCTTCGACGCATCGTCTGGTACTCCAACCGTAGAGGGCTGAGAGGTTCTCCAAGACCTGAGTAATCAGGCCGCCATCTGGATGATGGCGTTGTTATTCGAAGCCTCGCCATCGTGCGGGGCTTTTTGCATTCAGGGTCAGAAGCACAGAGGTTGTGCGATCGGCTGTTAACCGATTGGTCGAAGGTTCGAATCCTTCCTGTCACGCCAAATACCTACCAGGACCATAAGAGCGAAAGCTCAACGCACTACCCTCATCTTGCCAGCCATCGTGCTGGCTTTTTCTATTTCAGGCCCCGGGAATCATCATCGACATGCTTCGTTGTTAAATCCAGCCCGTGAAGCCTGCTCCCTTACTACAAACAGCACCTGCTAACTATGCGAGGTGAGGCTATGAAAATGAATGACAAAAACCCTGAATTCTGGGCTGCGGTTTTGACCGGACTCAAAAATGCGTGGCCCCAGATTTTGGGGGCGTCAATGGCCGGACTCATTGCCTACGGTCGACTGATATACGACGGTGCCACCCGTAAGAATAAATGGCTTGAGGGCGTCCTTTGCGGCGCTCTTTCTTTATGTATCACCAGTGCGCTTGATGTTGTCGGACTTCCGGTATCGATATCACCCTTTGTTGGTGGCGTGATTGGATTCGTCGGCGTGGACAAGCTGCGCGAGATCGCTATCAGCGCACTTAAAAAACGGGCAGGAGTGAACGATGACAACCAGTAATGTTTCCCGCGGTATCCGCAACAACAATCCCGGCAATATCCGGTGGGGTGATGAGTGGCAGGGCTTGGTACCAAAAGCACAGCGCACTGATAAATCATTCTGCCAGTTCACCACACCTGAGTATGGTATCCGGGCGATGATCATCATCCTGCGCAATTACCAGCGTAAGCACGGTCTGAACACGGTAAGTGGCATTATTAAACGCTGGGCACCGCCGAACGAGAACAACACGCAGGCATATATCAACAGCGTGGCCCAGGCGACGGGCGTCACCCCCGACCAGCGCATCGATACCAGCGACAGCCGGTTCATGATGAAGCTGTTACAGGCCATCATTAAGCATGAAAACGGTAGCCAGCCTTACGGCTTCGATACGTTTGTTCGTGCAGTCGAACTGGCGGGGTAATCATGAATATCGCGCTGGTGGAAAAATACTGGAAGCCACTGGCGGTGATGACCATGGTTATCGTTGTCGCCGTGCTGTGTATCCTGCTGGCAAATAGCCGTTCTGATGTCGCTCTACTTCAAAGTGATAATGATGTTCTTCGCAATAACAACTCGCTGCAGGGACAGGTTATTGCCACTCAGGCACTCAACTTCAACCGCTTCAATCAGGTGGCCGAGAATTCCAGTCGCCTTAATTCGTTGATCGATGCAGGTACCGAAAAAACTGTCATCGAATACCGGGAGATTCTTCGACGTGAAAAAACCTGTGATCTGCCTGTTCCTGCTGATGTCGCTGGTGGGCTGCTCAGCTACGCGAACAGTTTACGTGCCAGCGCAATGCAAGCCGATTCCGGGAACGCTGACGCAGCCAGTGATAGCGCCACTTCCACCGGCACGCTGACGTATTGCCAGGCTGTTCTCTGGATTAAGCCGTTGCTGGCCGCTATTGAAAAAGCGAATAACCAACTGGCTGGCATACGTCAAATCGAGCAGGACCGAAAATGAGCCTTATCCCCTTGTGCGGATAAATTACTAAATATCCCCACGCGAGGATAAGACCATGAAGCATTAAGCGGATTGACCGCAGCCGATAGGCAATGCAGCAGTAGTGATGCTGCTCCGAGTCGCGTAATGGCGAGCCTGTGTAGTGATGGGTAAGGGTTCATAGATAACAATAAGCTCCGGGAAGGCAGCGCGATCGCCAAACGCGCACCGGTTATCAGCGGCGATGATGCGACAGCAACTCAAGGGCATGAGCGTGGCCACTCCGGGAAGTGGCAAAGTATTACAGAAGCTCTTCGCTGAGGGGCTTCGATAATAACAAACAGGCAGGTGATCAGATATGGCAAAACCGGACTGGGGAGCACTGCAACACCAGTTCCTCGCCGAGCATGCCAAAACAGGTATTTCCCCCAAAGACTGGTGCCAGGCTCAGGGACTGAATTACTCGACCGCAAAGCGCTACATCAAGATTGCGAATGGTAGTGCGAATTCGCAAAAAAAAATTGCGAATAAAACTGCGAATTCGCAGAAGGGAAAAATCAGTAAGCGTGGGGATTCTGAAACCGAAGACAAATGCAAAGGTAGCCCAAAACCCTCAAATTCTCCAGAAACGAAACCGATACGCGGTTCAAGGCGATCACCGCCAACAAATCCATTCAAGCCTGGTAATCAGCAAGCCCTCAAACATGGGGGGTATGGGCGCCGCATGCTTCTCTCTGATGCCATCACCGAAGACGCGAAGCTGCTCACGCTCGACGATGAGCTTTTCTGGCTGCGCGCGGCGAATCTGACGGCGGCGGAAAATATCGGTCGCTGGCAGGCAGAATTAGAGATTGTTGATGACAACAAGGTTAAAGATCTGCACTCGCTTATCTCGTCAGCTGAGAAAGCCATGCACCGAAACACGGCGCGCATTGAGTCCCTGGAATACACCAAGGGATCGATAGCAAAGCTTCATGTCGATGCTGCGTATAGAGAAGCCGCCACTGAAAAAGTGGAATTGGAAATTGACGTGATGAGAGACGGCGATAAAGACAACGCGATTGTCGTTCATAACTCGCTGCCAATACCGGGAAGATAATATGGCTGACATTTACCTTCCCACTCTTCACGATGGGCAGTTAATGGTCTGGTCCGATTCTTGGGATCACCAGTTAAACGCTGTTCGATGTGGCCGACGCTGGGGTAAAACCTTCATGCTCTCCAGCGCAGCGGTGACTTACGCTACAACGAAGTTTAAGCGGCCTGGCATGGATATTGAGCTCGGCGGCAGGGTGGGGATTTTTACCGCTGAATACCGTCAGTATCAGGAAATTTACGACAAGCTGGAAGAAGTCCTGCTGCCGTTAAAAAAGAGTTTCAGCCGTCAGGAAAAACGCCTGATGCTGAAGAACGGCGGGAAGATAGACTTCTGGGTAACAAACGATAACAAGCTGGCTGGTCGTGGTCGTGAATACGAAATAATCCTGATAGATGAGGCAGCGTTCACCAAATCACCGGAGATGCTGAGGGAGATCTGGCCGAAGTCGATTAAGCCAACGCTGCTGACGACGAAAGGCCGGGCCTACGTATTTTCAACGCCGGACGGGGTGGACGAAGAGAACTTCTTCTACGCCATCTGCCACGACAAGAACCTTGGCTTTATCGAGCATCACGCGCCGACATCCTCAAACCCGTTTGTTCCGCCGGAAGAACTGGAGAAGGAGAGGGCCAACAACGACCCGCGCGTGTTCCGCCAGGAGTTTCTGGCCGAGTTCGTCGACTGGTCCGCCGCTTCGCTGTTCGACGTCCGCAAATGGTTCGAGGGTGAGAATCAGGATCAGCCTGTCGATTACCCTGAAATGTGCCAGGCCGTCTTCGCTGTCATGGATACCGCTGTCAAAGGTGGTTCAGAGCATGACGGCACGGCGGTGGTGTATTACGCCGTCGACACCCGGCCCGGCATTCAGCGCCTCACCATTCTGGACTGGGATGTCGTGCAGATTGACGGCGCGCTGCTGGAAACGTGGATGCCGTCGGTGTTCGACCGCCTCAATGAGCTTTCCGGCCAGTGCGTTGCCATCAACGGCAGCCTTGGCGTGTTCATAGAAGACGCCAGCATGGGCAGCATCCTCCTGCAGAAAGGCGAAAGCCTTGGATGGCCGGTCAACAAAATTGAGTCCGCCCTGACCAGCAAAGGAAAGGACGAGCGCGCCATTATGGCCTCCGGTTATCACTACCGCGGCCTGGCGAAAATATCCCGATACGCCTACGAGAAGACAGCCGTCTTCAAGGGCGAGACAGCAAACCATCTGCACAAGCAGGTTTCCCGATTCCACCTTGCCGACAAGAAAGCGCATAAGCGCGCCGATGACCTGCTCGATGATTACACCTACGGGCTGATCATCGCCTTCGGCAGCGGCGACGCAATCTGACGAGAGAACCAATGAACGAAGACGATTTCGAAATCGGCAGCTGCTCTCACTCAGAGTTGATGGCATTGCTGGACAGCGACGACATCCAGCCAGGTTCCACGGCTGGCTATCAGACCTGCAAAACGGTTTACCTCTATCACCCGCTGGGCGGCAAGATGGTGGATCGCCCGATTAAAATGGCGATGAATGAGCCGCGCACCGTGCATGTTGCCCAGTCCTATGGGCTTGAACAGCGCCTGCGCGACGCGTTCGAGCGCGAGTGGAAAGCGATGGGTGCCAACCAGCACATCGCCAACGCCGCGCGCATCGCCCGAATTTACGGCGTATCAGCGATCGCAATGCTGGTGGATAACCAGGAGCCGAATGAATCGCTGGACTACCGCACGCTGTACAAGCACAACGTCAGCTTTAACATTCTCGACCCGCTGAACACCGCCGGCAGTATCGTGCTGAATCAGGACCCGAACGCGCAGGACTTCCAGAAAGTCGACGGAATCCGGGTTGCTGGCAAGCCGTATCACAAATCGCGCTGTGTCGTCGTGCAGAACGAGGATCCGATTTACCTCGCATACAACCAGGCGGCGTTCGGCTTCACCGGTCGCAGCGTGTACCAGCGCGCCCTCTACCCGCTGAAGTCTTTCATCCAGACCATGCGCACCGACGATATGGTTGCGGTGAAAGGCGGCTTGCTGGTGACGAAAATCAAGGGGCCAAGCTCCGTCGTCAACAACATGATGCAGAAGCTCAGCGGCATCAAGCGCATGATGCTGAAGCGCGGGAAGACGGGAGAGGTCCTGCAGATCGGCGAGAGCGACAATATCGAGTCAATCGACCTGAGCAACCTGGAAAAGCCTCTCGACTCTGCGCGTAAGCACATTCTCGAGAACGTGGCCGCCGCAGCCGACATGCCGGCGATCATCCTCAACTCTGAGACATTCGCCCAGGGCTTCGGTGAAGGCACTGAAGATGCCCGCGCCGTGGCGGTGTACATCGACAACATCCGCGAGTGGCTGGACCCGCTTTATGCTTTCTTCATCCGCGTGTGCCAGTACCGCGCCTGGAGCATTGAGTTCTTCCAGTCGCTCAGAGCCGACTTTCCGGAGCTGAAAAACACCTACAGCGTGTATTTCGCGAGCTGGATAAATAACTTCGAATATCGCTGGCCGTCATCTCTGAAAGAGCCGGAAAGCGAGAAAGTTAAGGTAGACGAAATACGATTCAACTCATTGATAAGCATGGGTGAGTTATTGCTTCCACAGTTAAATAATGACCCTGAAAACCGAGCTGCGTTGATTGAGTGGATGCAATCTAATGCAAACGCCAATGAAAACCTTTTCCCGCAGAGGCTTGATCTGGATTTCGATGATCTGAAGAAAAGACCTCCTACCAACCCTGATGGCAACCCCGAAAAGCCAGATGTCGACTGGAATTTGGTATGAACACTTTCACCCGAACAGTGAGAGATGCGGTGAAGTTCTTTCTCCGCAACGGCTACTCATCCCGTGAAGAGCTGGAGCGCTGGCAGGCGATTATCCGCCAGGCCGCCGAAAGCGAAACCGCCGATGACTACATGGCGATGGTCACCCGCAACCTGACGAAGGCATACGACCTGCAGGTGGGCCGCGCTGGCGCGCTGAAGCGCCATCAGGGCATATCCCGGTTCACGCTCAACTACCTTGAGCCGAAGCTGAGGACGGAGCTCGACAGGCGGATCCTCGCCAGCGCTGACCTAATCCAGCTCAACCGCAAAAAAGCCATCGACACCACGTTGTCGCGGTTTAGCGGCTGGGCCAGCAGCATTCCCTCAGCAGACAGCATTGCGCTGACCGGCATTCAGGGAACGATGCGGGAGACGGCAGCGCACATTCAGAAGGCCGCCGAGAAGGTCGACTATGAAGCGCGCCGGGTGATGATCGACCAGAACCATAAGCTGATAGCCAACATCGACAACGTGATCGCAACCAGCAATAACGCGATTGCAGCGATATGGCACAGCCACTGGCGGCGTCCGGGTTATGACTTCCGGGAAGACCACAAGGAACGCGATCAACTGTACTACCTGATTCGCGGGAACTGGGCGCAAAAAAACGGTTACGTTAAAGCTGGTCCAGCCGGTTACCTCGATGAAATCACTCAGCCTGGCGAAGAGGTTTTTTGTCAGTGCTACGTGACCTACATCTACAACCTCCGAAGCATTCCTGAATACATGCTGACCCAGAAGGGGCAGAAGTTCATGGAGTCGATGAAGAAAGCAGCATAGGAGCATTAAAACGTGGCTATTTTTGGCAGCGGGATAATGTTCCGTCAGGGTAAGTTCGTCTTCCTGATCCAGCGCTCGGATGATGGTACGTGGTGCCAGCCTGGCGGCACGGTAGAGCCGGGCGAGCTGGCTATTGATGCCGCGCGCCGCGAGGTGCTGGAAGAGGTGGGCTATCAGTACGATGGCCCGCTGACCCCGCACAGCGTATACGGCGATTATCTGACGTTTCGCGCCGAGGTGCCGGAGAGGTTCGAGGCGAAGCTTAACGACGAATCGCTGGCCGCCGGATGGTTTCACATTGACGATCTGCCCACGCCGCTTCATCAGCCATTCGCTGAGATGCTGGCGCAGCAGGCGCTCAATGAGACCGAAGTGGCCGCGCTCATCGCTGACGGGACGCTAAGCAGCCCGCAATTCTTTATCAACATGTGGATGTTCGCCATCCGGGTAACCGGAACAGGGGTTACCTGGCGCTCCGCAGATCAACAGATGGCCTTCCGTAACCCGGACGACTATCTCACCCCAGAGTTTCTCCAGCGAGTTGCCGGTGTACCACTTATCTGGCTGCACCCGGAGAAAAACAAGCTCGATAGCGATGAATTCGCGAAGCGTGTTATCGGCACCCTGACGAACAGTTGGGTTGCTGATAATGGCGAGGTCTGGGCTATTGCCCGGGTATATGACGCTGAAGCCGCCGAAATTATGGCGACACGGCAGCTGAGCACCTCGCCAACCGTCACGTACAGCGAAGCGCAGGACTCAATCATCAAAATCGACGGTCAGCCTCTATTGGTGGAAGGTTCCCCGGTATTGCTCGACCACGTTGCAATTTGTGAACAGGGCGTATGGGACAAGCTCCTTGCCCCTACTGGTGTTAAATCTGATTCCATTCCAAACGAGGCTGAAAAGATGGACAAAGAGGAATTGAAGGCCCTAATGCGTGAGTGCTTGGCAGACATGCAGAAAGAAAAGGCCGACTCCGATGCGAAAGAAAAAGCTGACGCTGAAGAGCGCGAAGCTAAAGAGAAAGCTGACGCTGAGGAAAAAGAAAAAGCGGATGCAGCTGAAGCCGAAGAAAAGGAAGCAAAAGAAAAAGCAGATGCTGAAGCCAAAGAGAAGGCCGACGCTGAAGATGCAGAACGTATGGAGAAAGAAAAGGCTGATTCTCAGCTGCGCCAGGAGATCGCCGACCTGCGCTCCCGCATCCCAGCTGAGTTGAGCGATGAAGAGCGTAACGAAGTCGCCGACGCACAGGTGAAGGCCGATAGCGTGTTCTCCTGCTTCGGCAAGCGCGCACCGGTTCCGCTGTCTGGTGAAAAGCCGCTGGCGTACCGACGCCGACTGATGATCCAGTTGCAGGAGCATTCTCCGGACTTCAAGTCCGTAGATCTGTCATCAATCGCTGATTCTGCGCTGCTCAATGTGGCTGAGAAGCAGATTTATGCCGATGCACAAAAATCAGCAAGTCTGACAGTTGGCCCAGGCATGTTGCGCGAAATTAAACGCGCTGATGCGACCGGTCGCCAGATCAGCACCTTCGAAGGCGATCCTGCTGCCACCTGGGCTCCATTCCAGTCCGGCAAACGTCAGGTAACCAGTTTCAACAACCAGGCTTAACGGGAGCTCTCAAGCATGGCTAACTTATCTCTTAACCCGATGGCAACCACGAATGCGCTGGGCTCCTTCGGTGTGCAGTCCGACGGTTATATTCAGGGCGTGGCGCTGGATGACCCGGCTAACCGCTTCAATCTGGCGGCGGGCACCGTGGCGGCAACGGAAACCAAACCACTTTGGGGCGGTCTGCCGGTTGCTGAACTTCTGCCTGGCACCAGTTCAAGCCCGCGCGGGTCATCCATCCGTCGCGCTGTGTCTGTTGCTGAACTGGAAGGCTTCACTGTCTTCAATCAGGCTCACAACGGCCTGACCACTCCGCAGTCGCCGGTCCCGCTGTACGCCTCTGGCATGAGCGTTTCTTACTACCGCCTGGGCTCCAACATGCGCGTTCCGCTGAAAGCATCTGCGCAGGTTGTTGCGCTGGGTACCTCCGGCGCTTCAGTGAAAACGCCGCTGGCCTGGGATTTTGTGAACAACCAGATCACCACTGCGGCGGCTGCCGGTTTCGCTGGCGCTGATATCGCGACAACTGCGGTGACCTATGCCAATGGTGTGGCTACGGCTACCACCGCATCGGCACACGGCCTTACTGCTGGCCAGTACGTGAAAATCAGCGGCGTCGCTCCTGCTGCGTACAACGGTACTGTGGTCGTGCTTTCAGTCGTGAACACAACGACCTTCACCTATGCCCCGGCAACTGCACCAGGCGGCGCTGCAACCACGCAGGGAACCATCGGCGCAGTTACTCTTTCCGACATCACGCTGCCGGTAAAAGTGCTCGCCATCGAATCAGGAAACTCCAAGACTGTCAGCTATGACAGCGTGACGGGATTCCTGACCTGGAATAACACCGACAGCTGCGCGCTGGTCTTACTTTAATCGGGAGCTGAATTAAATGGCTGCAATTACCCCCAGCTACACCATCGTCAATCCATCGTACATCGCTCCGGAGATGATCATTGGTTACCAGCAGGCATCAGGTGCGTTCGAAACCATCGCCAGCGGTAACCCGCAAGTCCGTCTCGGCGTGGGCGATCAGTACGTCTACATGCGCCGCCTGGATATTCGCACCCAGACCACTTCCAGCCAGTCCGGTAACGGTAACCAACTGCCGAGCGTGGCGCTGGATGCGAAGATGATTTCCACCCCAACCTACCTGTTCCGCTGCCGTGGTATCTACGATCACCATGACATGGCCGCTGCCGGTAACTGGAACTTTGCACTGCCGGAAGCCCAGCGCCTGGGCATGCGTCAGGGTATTTTCCAGCAGCTGCGCTCTGCTCTGCTGTACGGCATGAACCCTGCTGGCGGTGAAGGCCTGCTGAACACTGCTGGCGCGACTACCGAGTCCCTGCCTCCGGACAGTAACAGCAACACCACTGTGCTGACCTATGACCATGGTGAGATGGCGGTATATCTGCTGGGTCACGTACAGGCAGCATTGACACGCACCATGCAACTGGGCCGACAGCAGCGCGTCGTTATCCTTGGTCCGCAGCGCGTCCTCGGTGCCATGGAGATTCAGCAGATCGTTCAGCTGACTTCTTACCAGCGTCCTGGTGGTGGTACTGACACCGTCGGCGGCACAGTGAAAGAAGTGCTGAAAGGCGCAAACGTCCAGGTTGACTGGGTGTATGACGATACCCTGATCGGCGCTGGTGCTGGCGGTACCGACGCGGTGGTGATCACCATCCCTGAGGTCGAAGTGCCGATGGTCAACTCTACCGTAAACACCAACGAATTCGCCAAGCTGACCCCGTCTCTTGCCGCGAACGCGCTGATGTTTACCGACATGGCCGCGCCGCGCGAGATTCCGACGCCGATCGCTGGTGGTGCCATCGATGTTCTGTCCGAAATGCGTTCTACCGCAGGCTGGGCAGTTCGTCCGGAAGCAATCACCATCCTGTCCATGGATTACAGCGCCTGATCCATTCTTTGATGTGGTTAAGCCTCTGCCGGGGAGACTCAGCAGGGGCTTTTTTACGAGGGTAACCAATGAAACTCTATATCGCTAACACCACCAAGCAGCGCCAGATTTTCGCCTATCGCAAGCTGGAGACCGGCCGCCTTATTCAGATCCCGATTAACCACGGCGATCAGATGATGGTGCTGGATGGCTCAACTGAAGAAGTTGACGCAGTGGTGCAGCATCACCAGGTTTACGGTCTGGTTGACTCGACGAAAATCGACCAGAGCCAGGCGTTTGTCGGCTTGTGCTACAGCCTGAACAAGCCTGTATCAGCGTCGGTAATCGAAAAAGCAATCCGCGATAACGATATTCACCTGACCCGTGGCGCCCACGGCCGCCGCCAGGCATCCGTAGCGGCTCTGGATAGTTCTCTGCGCGAAAGCGGTACCGGCTATTCCGGCGAAATGGAAGTCAGCGCTGAGCAGGCGAAAGGCCGCGAAGACAGCGAAGACACCCCAACGGTTAACGAAACAATCGTGACTGAAAAATCCGGGAGCAAGAAAAAATGACAACGAGCCTGTCGGGATTCATCGAATTCGTTCGAACTGACATGGGCGTGACCGCCGCGCAGGTTCCCGACGACTCGCCGTCTTTCAACCTGGCATATGGCGGCGCGGTTGAGTGGGTAAACCCTGATATCGCGTGCGTCACGCCGAACCTGTACACCGTTGCGGTGTACAACCTGGGCGCGTCTTTCCTGGTCAACTATGGCACGGAATCGGTATTCGCCGAGTTCAGGAAAACGTATGGCCTGAACGATTTCAAGGCTGGCGTGATTACTGGTGCAGGGGATAACTCAACCAGCGCTCAGCGCCTGGTTCCGGACTTCTTCAAAGACCTGTCGCTGGCTGACCTGCAGATGTTGCAGGACCCATGGGGCCGCCGGTACCTGATGATTGCCCAGCAGTTCGGCAGCCTGTGGGGGCTGTCATGATCACCTTCCACCTTGGAGTGATTGACGTCCCGTATGAGGACGAGAACACCACAACAGGAGACGTCGCCGAGTATCTGGAGGAAAAGTACCAGATCATGCAGACGTTTTTCGACAGGTACAGCAACGACATCGCTGATTTGATGGCAAAGGACATGGCGGAACAACTGGAAAACTTGATTGCAGGCTTCCCGCCACAGAGTGACCCTTTTCGACAATCAATGTCACAGATCCATGACCTGTTCGTCGGATTCCTCGACAACGCCGAAATGAACGGATTGCCTGGAGTGCCAACGAAGCGCGCGCTGGAGGGTATTTCGAAGCGATTCAAAAGCGGAAAAGGGCCGAAACCTCGCCCTTCATTCATTGATACCGGAACCTACCAAGGGGCGATGTGCGCCTGGGTAAGCGGGGTGCTGAATGCCTTCCCTGAGTGAGTTGCAGCAGACTGCAAAAACCGAGCTTAACGCCACCCTGACGCAGGGTCTTGACGACCTGAGCCGCTTTCAGGTGGTCACGTTCACGAAGTATATCCGCAAGGTGCTGCCCCTCGATGGGTTCGTCTTCTGGGTGAAAGCTTCTGTTCTGTCGGACGACCCCAGCAGCGAGCCGGATACGGTTGAAGTTAAAGGCTATTTGCACCTGACGACCGAAACCATCCAGGACGATGAGCAGCTCTATGACCGGAACGTCGTGACGTTTACCGCTCAGGCGGATATCGACCCGTTCAACGACATCGGTTCTGATGTCCTGTACATCGGCGAGTTCTTCGGTATCCAGTTTTCTTTCTCCCGGCGCACCGGGCTGAACGAACCGGCCAACCTCTACCACTACACAGGGGAGGCAATATTCCCCTACATGCGGTCGCAGATCATCAACTCTGCTGACGATATCGATCTGTCTGATGTGGTGGTTTCGAGCTCATTGCCGGTATGGCTGACTTTGAGCCAGTACATGCCGATGTTTCCGGCCATGCTGTCGACGCAGAACCTTTCACCGCCGTATGCGACGGTGAAGTGCAGCAACACTGCGCCGATTGCCGGGAGCTTTTACCTCGATGAGCAGCAGAACCAGTATCAGCTGGTTTCCGAGGATGTGACGATCTCCATCACTGGCCTGCGTAATGCCGGAGTTGAAGATTTTCTGAGGTACGTGCAGCAGTACACGCTCGGCGATGACGCGGAAATGGGCGTGATGAATATCCCTGTCGTTCAGGACGAGCGCGTCACGCAGAACGAGCTGAACATCATAGCCATGAGAAAAACCATCAAGTTCAAAGTCAACTATTACCAGCAGCGCATGCGGAACGTCGCGCGCAAGCTGATCACGTCAGCGATTCCGTCCATTTACCCGGAGAAATAAATAAATGGCAATTGTTAACATTAACGTCTCGGTGACCAATCCACCGAAGCCCTCTCAGCTGCTCAAATCCGGCGCGATGATCTCCATGGGCGGAACAACCCTGGCTGCAGGTGAGTACCAGCTCCTGACGACGAAAGACGATCTGAAGGATATCACCTCACCGGCTAAAACTATTTCAACTATCACCTGGGCAACCGGCGTGGTCACGGTGACCCTCTCGGCAGCGCATGGCTGGAACGTTGGCAACACTATCCCGCTGGTTGTCTCTGGCGTTACTCCAGCAGCTTATAACCGCGCCGTAACCGCCACTGTGACCACTTCTACCGCCTTCACTTATCCGTTGGCTACAGACCCAGGAACGGCAACAGTTATGGGTACGGTGAAAACCGTAGCGGCAAACGAAATCATCGAGATGAACACCACGTTCTGGGCTCAGGGAACTACCCGCGCGGTCTACGTGCTGGAGCTGGGCGACGTGTCTGTCGCTGCTGCTGTGGCTGCACTGGCTGACTTCATCGATGAGGATATTTCGCTGGGCAACACCTACCAGAAATTCTTCTCATACCTGGTGCCGCGAGAGTGGGACTCCGAGGCAACATTCAAAACCCTGACAGGTCAGTACACCAGCCCGGCGTCTCTGGTTTACTTCTTCGTGACCACGACGATAGCAACTTATGAATCATGGGTTGCGACGGCAAATAAGTCTGTCCTGGCAGGCGTGGAAGCGCCGGGAATTCCTGCTACAGAATTTTCCATGGCGTTCCCGTTCCAGTCATCGCTGGCTAATGATCCTGGGTCGTCGAATATGGTTCCTCCGATGGCTTATCGCTTCGGCTACGGTGTAACTGAATATCCGATCGAAGGTAACGGCACGCTGCTGAAGCAGTTGCAGGACAACAGCATCAACTATATCGGCACCGCCGCAGAGGGTGGCCTGAGCAATAAGATGTTGGTGGCAGGCCACATGCTGGACGGTAACCCGTTCAACTACTGGTACTCAGTGGCCTGGGTTGCTATCAACCTCGAGCTAGATTTGGCTAATGAAATCATCAACGGCTCGAATACCAACATTAACCCGCTTTACTACGAGCAGAACGGCATTGACCGCCTTCAGCGCCGCGCACTTAAAACAATGCGGAATGGCATCAGTTACGGCCTGATTCTCGGTCGCGTGATTGGCACCGAACTGACACAGAAGGATTTCAATACCGAGTACGAGAAAGGCACGTATGCCGGGAACGCGGTGATTAACGCCGTTCCGTTCAGTAACTACAACAGCCTGAATCCGTCCGATTACGCTGCTGGAAAATACGCTGGCCTGAGTACCGTAATGACGCCGCGCCGCGGCTTCGAATCCATCACGTTTAACGTCAACGTAACCAACTTTGTAGGGGCATAAAATGGCAAACCCATTAGTACCACAGGGATTCCTCAACCGCGTCCGTGGAGCGGTTTCCATCACTGATGTTCCGGCTCTGAATGTCACCGCATCTTATCTTGGTAAAGACGGGATCAGCATACGCCCGGACGGTCCTGCAACGGACATTCTGCCGACCATGACCGGCACTGTTGGCAGTCAGGTACCGTATCAGCAGGTTACCTTAACCGTCCACATGCTGCGCACTCAGGGTCTTGCCGCAAGCTATCAACAGCGCTTTACGACGGACACAGCGCTTGGCGAGGTGGTCGTTACCCCGGACGCAACCACATTTGGCAACTTCACCCTGCTTAACTGCTATCTGGTCAACTTTAACGAAATGCCATTTAACGGCATGGATGCCGGGTACGTGGTAACCATCAGCGGCTACCTCATCACTAACGACAACATGTGGATCTGACCGTGAAAATTGATAAAAAACTTAATCTGGTCTGTTCGATCAGCCGTGATGACGGCTCTCTCATTTACGTTCACACCTCACCTTTCCCCTATGAGGTGGTGGAAGAGCATTGCCTGATGCTCGGTAGTCTGTTTACCAGCTTCATCGCTCAGGTTGGTGGGCTTGGTGCGGCCCGGGTAGCTGCAATGATGCTCCGGAAGAAAATTAAAAAGGAACAGGAGGTAACCGGGGAGGGTAGCCCAAACATTGTTGATGAAATCCAGCGTCAGACAACGGTCATTTTTAATGACAACGGTCAGTGGAAATCTGTGCCGTTAGATTCTGCGATGAAACAGGGCATTATTTCTGCTGACGAGTTTCGTGAGGTGGAAGGCGAAATCGTTTTTTTTATGGTTTCCTCTGCCATTCAGAAACCGGAACTCATCAAACCGACGGTGGGGAGCGTGATCGGTATGTTCGGTGGTCAGTTAACGTTATCGACCGCTACGGAGTGGCGAGGTTCTTTACTGACGTCGAAAACGGATACCGATACCCCGAACCAGACTGCCCCGCAGGAAACGTCGTTTATACCCTCCTAGACTGGGCCTCTAACGAGGGGTTCAGGGACGTTGTAAGGGAAATAGCTGGCGAAGAATACGCCAGCCCATCCCAGTTCAGGCAGCGCTTTATTATCTCTGCGTTAAAAGAAAGAGGCTATTTCAATGGCAGCTAAATCCATTATTGAAGTTGACGTGAATGATGAGAAATTCCTGTCATTTATGGATAAATTCAATGAGTACCAGGCTGCTCTTGAAGATCTTCCCGAAGCATGGCGGGCATCTGCGCAGGGTATTGGCGACACCGCCCGCGAAACGTCAAAAGCATCCTCAGAAGCAGAGGGGATGACAAAGGCTTTTTTGGATGGCGTTGATGCTTTGAATATGATGGTGAATAACCTCGATCGCATCAACACCAGCCTTGACGATGCCAATAAGCGTCAGAGTGACCTGAATAAGAAAACTGCTGGCTCTTCCAGCATATTTGGCAAACTTAAAAAGGACTCAAAAGAGTTCGCCGGCCATATCAAAGACGCCACAGTCAGCCTGCTGTCATGGGGCGGTATTGTAGGGCTGTTTACTGGTGTTCTCGGCGCTGGTGGGTTGTTCGGACTGAACCGCCTGGCATCCACCGCGAGCGCCCAGCGATTCACCTCTATGGGGTTGAATACCTCGATTGGTGCCCTGGATTCAACGGCCATTAACTACCAGCGTGCAGTGGCCAACCCAACAGCGACACTGGGCGCCATTCGTGACACTCAGGCCGATTTATCCCAGCGCTGGAAATTCCAGGCTATGGGGATCAATAACCCTGACCGTTCACCGGACCAGTTGCTGCCGGAGATGATTCGTGCCGCCAGGAGTATTTTCACGCAAACAGGTGGCACGTTGCAGGGGGCTAACGCCTACGGGTTGACCAGCTTCTTCAGCATTGACGACCTCAATCGCTTTAAAAATATGAGCGATGCCGAGATCGACGCTATGGAGAAACGTGCGAAGCGTGACGCTCAGTTGCTGCAGATCACTGATGAGCAGGCCCGGCAATGGCAGGACTTCAATGTTCAACTCGACTACAGCAGTCAGAGCATCAAAAACACGTTCATCCGTGGACTTGGCCCGCTTACCCCTGGACTGACAAAACTCTCTGATGCGCTGTCTGGTGCTATCGATACTGTTCTTCAATCTCCAGAACTTGGGAAATGGATAGACGGGCTCGCTGGTGGTATTCAGCGATTTGGTGATTACCTGGCCTCTCCCGACTTTAAAAATGATGTCGAAAACTTCATGGTAAAAGTCGAGAAGCTTGGAAAAGTAATTGGGAAGGTTGTTGACTGGATTATTGGTAAAACTAACCTGTCAGTCGATGACATTAAATCAGGCTCATCAATCCTAAGTGATAAACCAGTTGTCGACCCAAAAACTGGACAGAGTTACATTCCAGGGAGTGAAAGTGACCCAAATGTTTCAGCTGGTTTGAAATGGTTGAAAAGAGCTTCAGGCGTGACACCAACAGCCTACGATTCGTATTTTGAAGAAGCCGCGAAAAAATTCGACCTCGACCCAAAACTCCTTAAATCAGTTGCGGCTGCGGAATCATCCTGGGATCAGAATGCTGTGAGCAAAGCTGGTGCTCAGGGTCTGATGCAAGTAATGCCCATGAATTTTCAACCAGGTGAAAATCCTTTTGATCCACGAGACAACATAATGGCCGGAGCACGGGTTATGTCGTGGGCAAAACAGCAATCTGGAGGCGATTTTGATGAGATGTTGCGCTGGTATAATGGGGGTAAGAACCGCGGTAGTCAGGAGAATATTAACTATCCTGGGCGTGTGAAAGAGCAATACGCGGCTATTTACGGCACACAGCCAAATCCAGCCAACACCCCCAGCCAGGAAACTTCAGAAATTGCTCGTAACACTGCTAAAACCAATCAGCTTCTCCAGCAGGCTATCGACAGCAACAGAAACTCTGGTGGCGCCGGACTTGTTGTTTATAACAATACTGGTGGAAATGCAGTCGTAACAAGCGCTCAACTCGGAGCACGATAATAATGGGGTTCACTCGTGAGATGTACAAGCTGGGGTTTGAAATATCCCCGGTTATCCTGTGCGATGGCATCGCGCAGGCAATCCCAGGTGGTATGCTACCGATTGTTGCCCTGACCCAAAGTGCCAGTTTTGTTACTGGTCTTTTAGGGGGCGCAATAAATCTTACAGACCTGGATAAGTATTTCTGTCACTGGAAGCCAGTGCAGGGCGCGACGATAGTAGATTATGACATTGCCCGCTATCCTTTTGCTAACCAGGTTGTGGCCGCGAATGCCTTACTGGCACAACCGTTGCGTGTTGCTCTGGAAATGAAGGCCCCGGTTAACGAAAACACCGGGGTAATGACAAAGCTGGTAACAATAAGCGCACTCCAGTCTGTCTTACAGGCACACGCCAACTTGGGCGGAACATTCATCGTTGCTACCCCATCAGTTATCTATAACCGCTGCATTTTGCGCACTGTAAAGGATGTCACCAGCGGAAATGATGCATTACCTCAGCTGACATGGATGTGGGATTTCGAGCAGCCCCTTATTACCACCACTGATGCTGATAGGGCTGTTACCAACTTCCTTAAGAGAATAGATGCCGGGGACCCCAATAAAACACCTTCATGGACAAACACAGCATCATCTCTTGGTAATACTGCCTTGGGTGGAGCGGTAGCAAGTAGTGCTGAGGGGGTAATTGGACTGATCGGTAAACTCCAGGGGGCGTTCGGGATATGAGTACCGTCAATTATCCATTTACTGGAAGAGAGCAGCGTAGCATGACGTTCTCACCAATTCTGGACGGGAACGTCTATACCTGCCAGATGAGGTGGAACATCGCCGCACAGCGTTGGTATTTGTTGATCACTGATAGTTCTGACAACACGGTCATGAATACCGCCGTCGTAGGCTCAACATCTACTGGGGGGATAAACCTTTTAAGTGGAGTTTTCTCATCGACGACCATGATCTGGCGCGAAAAGAACGGACAGATTGAGGTAACGAGCTGATGCGTTATTACGAAATAAATATTCTTGATAGCAAGAATAAAGTCATTCAGCACTACTCCAGTCATAAAAATGGAGCGTACAACCCTGGCGCCTTGATGGTTGAATTTGACATTCTCAGGTTCGGAGAGTCTACCCCGCAGGGTGAAACTCACTTAACCATATGGGGGATTGGACCGAGAGACATGCAGCAGGCAAGGCAGAATCGCTATGGTAAAAAAATTCAGATCTTTGTTAGCATGTCAAAAGGGCTTCCACTGGCAGGCTCGGTGAATAAAAAGCTAGCTATAGAAGGCTATATCTTTCAGGTGTTCGGCAACTGGCAGGGCACAGAGCTGAGGCTGGACTTCATCATTGTCACTGGTCCGGTTAACACCACGGCCCGCGGGCAAATGGTTCCTCTCCAGCTAACCATGCCGTGGTCTATGGGGCAGAAACTTTCCGTTGCACTGACACAATGCATAATGACTATGGGCGGCTTTACACCAAACATAAGCATCAGCGACAGGCTGACGCTGAATTACGATCGCCCCATGTTTTGCGGCTCCCTCGCTGAACTGGCAAAAAACCTGAGAGCGTTTTCGCTGTCCCGCATCAAAGACCCAGGCTATACGGGCGTTGAAATTGCCGTGGTCAACGGCAACGAAATCCGTGTGTGGGATAACGACTACGCCAATCACCCCGATCAGGGCTCGAAGACCAGCGCGACGGAAAGGAGCAAAAATCCCGTCCAGATAAATTTCAATGACCTGATCGGCCAGCCAACGTGGATCAGTTTTGGCGTTGTCAGCGTCATCTGCGTTATGCGCGCTGACCTACAGACTGGCGACCACATCCTGATGCCGGAGAAGGCCAGGCCGATGATTCAGGCATCTTCTTACTCCCAGTTTAGAGACGACTCTGCCTTTAACGGTGAATTCGTCGTTCAATCGGTGCGGTTGCTGGGTAACAGCAGGCAGCCAACAGCAGAAGCGTGGATCACCGTGATTGAGGCATATCCGGCGGAGGCGGTTAAGACAAAATGAGCGTTGACCAGAAGCTAAATTTCGGCCGGAACATGAACAGGTTCGCTGAGCAGAAATTCCAGGAGGCGTTCCAGGCTGCAGGGAAGATACTTCCTGCCAGCATTGTTGAGCAGAAAGGCAATATGGTCACCGTGGCCTTCGAGTTGCATGACACGCCATATGTTTTCCCGAATGTCACTATTCCGCTTTTTGGCCCACAGTACATCCGCTATCCGATGCAGCCAGGTGATAAGGGCATTGTTATTCCTGCCGACACCTATCTCGGCGGTGTCAGCGGGCAGGGAGGCGGCGTCGCTGACTTAACCCCTCCGGCAAACCTGAGCGCTCTGGTATACCTGCCGATCAGCAACACGGAGTGGGAGGCCGTCGACGGGAACGTTGTCACTATCTATGGGCCCGAGGGCGTGACTATCAGGGACCAGGGCAGCAACACAACGTTTCTGTTAACGCCTGACAGCGTGACGATTGCGGCCGTTGATTTGTTTAAGGTCACAGTCGGTAGCACTGTCCTTACCCTTACGCAGGGTATGTGGAGCATCACGGGCCAGAGCGGGAAGCTGCAGGACTCAACCGCCAGCACCAGCCCAGAGATTATGCACACCGGCTGGGCCGCCCTGGTTTCATGGTTGAATAATCATCTGCATTCAAACGGTAATGGCGGTGCAAACACCGGCGTTCCGACCACTACTTTCAACGGGAATATCACGCAATGAGAACCTACGGAAGAGATGCAAATGGCAAGTGGGTGCTGGTGGTTCCGGATGAAAATGGCTTCAACGACTCTATCTATCTGACGACGCTGATCCAGAATCTGAAGCTGGCGCCGCAGGAGTCACCATTTTTTGCAAATAATGGCATCCCGGCTCAGAGCTCGGTCATTCAGCAGGTGCTTCCTACCTACTACGTCGACAGGCTTCAACGGCAATTTAGTCAGTATTTCTCATCGCTGCAGATCGCCCTGGTGAGTGATGACCCGCCCGTATACAACATTTCGGCGATAACGAACGCCGGTTCTAAAATTATCACAACGGTGAACGTATGAGTGATTTGTCCGTTAGCTATGACGCAGCCGGGCCCGTGCCGAAAACATCCGAAGAACTGCGCGCCGATCTTGTTTCAAGAGCAACTGAATTATCACCGGGCATCACGACAGACCTTCCAGGCTCCCTGATTGAGGATATCGTAGGTACTGATGTTGGCGCGCTGCTCATTGCCGATCAGATCCGCGTCGACCTCATAAACTCCGTCGGCCCGCTGAAAGCGAATATGTACATGCTGAACCTCCTGGCGCAGCAGGCAGGAATAAGCGCACAAAAAACTGAGGGATCGACTACCGTTCCTGTGACGTTTAGCGGTCCAGCAGGATTCGTCATACCGCAGGGGTTTCTGGTCAGCGACGGCACTTATACCTACCAGATCGCTGATGCGACAGTGGTCCTGTCTTCAGGCGTCAGCTCGATGGTAACAGCTATTGCGACAAACACCGGTTCGTGGGCCGTTCCGGTCGGTTCTGTTAACCAGATCCTCACCAGTCTGCCGTCTGACATTGCCCTGACCTGCACCAACCCGGTTGCCGGCACCTCTGGTGGAGCGCCTGAAACTAACTTCGAGTTTCGCGAGCGCGTATGGGAAGCTCAGATGTCGACTGTGCAGGGATATCCTGGCTTTATCCGCCAGAAGTTAACTGACCTGAATGATGTTCAGGCTCGTCTTGTTTCCGTAGTCCAGAGCGGTAGTTCCTGGATCGTGATGTGCGGTGGCGGCGATATCTATGAAATGGCAGGAGCCATTTATAAGTCAGCAGGCGACATCAGCAGGCTCAAGGGTGCAGACCTTAATGTAACCGGGATCACCAATGCGAACCCTGGGGTTGTCACAACTGACATCACTCATGGTTTCAGCTCAGGCCAGGTGATTCGTATTACCGGCGTAACAGGGATGAGTGGCGTCAACAACGTCAACCTTACCATTACCGTACTGAGCCCCAACACTTTTTCTATTGGCATAAATACCACTGCCTCAGGGGCATGGACAGGCGGCGGAATTGTCACTCCGAACCTGAGGAATAACGTTGTCACGATCAATGACTGGCCTGACAACTACGTCATACCCTTTGTTATCCCGCTGCAGCAGCTGGTGACGATTAAGTTTGAGTGGGCGACGGAAAGCGCCAACTATCTGACTGACGCGACTATCGCCTCACTGGTTTCACAGCCGGTTATCAATTATGTAAACGGGATATTCGCTGGAAAGCCGATGAATATCAATAACGTCAAGGATGTATTTCTTCAGGCTATTAACAGCACGCTCGATATGAGCCTGATTTCTACACTGAACGTTATTGTTACGGTGAATGGTGTAATCACAGGAGTGGATGCCGGAACCAACATTATCAGCGGCGACCCTTACAGCTACTGGTTCATTGCCTCTGACGGGGTTATCGTGGACGGAATATAATATGCTTGAAGATATCATTAAGTCTTACTTGTATACGCAGTATAACGATGATGATGATCTCCAGGCATTCGTCTCTGCGTATAACACAATGGCGCAGGACATTTATTCATGGATGATTAACGCCAACCTGCCGATCTTTGTCGGCGGGTATAATGCTGGTGACCAGTTAAAATGGATAGCCAGGGGGATTTATGGCGTTAAGCCGCCGGTGCTGGTCAGTGGAAAGCAATCCGTATTCGGCCCTTACAACGCCGTCCTGTTCAACCAGTTACCATTCAATGGCAGAAAGGTAGTTAATCAGTCAGAGCAGGTTGTCGTTTCAGATGATCTGTTTAAGCGCATCATGACGTGGAATTTCTACAAAGGTGATGGGTATTACTTTACCATCCCATGGTTAAAGCGTCGGATAATGAGATTTCTTACCGGGGTTGATGGCGTTGACGTCGTTAACGATCAGAGGTGGAGTATCTCGGTCTTGCTCTCAAGTTCAGGGGCAAGCATCTCAATAATTAAGGGATTCTGGAGGTTAACAGACGCCTCCATGTTTAATCACTTCACTTATAACTCACAGGCTTTTAATCAAAACAAAAGCGTCTTGATAAAAAGCACGGACTATGAATATGCATCGTTATTCAAGCAGGCCTTTGATAGCGGCCTGCTACACATGCCATTTTACCAACCCGTGAGCGTGACTATCATTGGTTGAATTGTTATTATGCTGCCACTTAATTGCGTCCTGGCAAGGGGGAGCTAAATGTTTGTAAAACATATAATATCTACATTGCTTGTGTTTCTGTTTTTGATGACCCAAGCGTGGGGGGGAGAACAACTTTCACCACAGGATCAAGATGAATACAATCAGATGTTAAACGAGATAAGAACCACAGGAATCAAGCCAACGGACTCTAATATTTACAACATGTGCGCCGCCTCATCCCTTCTTATTACAAATGCCGCAAATGATGCAATGAGTGGACAGTACTCTGGCGATCGCATGATTGGCGATATGTTGCTTATATCGCATGATGAATATAGGGATATGGTAAAGGCGCTGATAAAAAGCAATGCTGTAATTGATATTAAGAAAGATCCAAATTCTTTTGATGCGAATTTTCAAATGAAATGCCGGGCATCACCTGAAACCTATATAAAGAAATACAATGAAATATTTAGGTTAAAGATGTCGGAAAGTGATTTAAAAAATCAGTGGTAGTGATAAACATAGAAAAATAAACCCGCTTCGGCGGGTTTTTTATTACCAAAATCCCGGAGGATAAATGGCACTCACACTCTTAGCCGCTAATAATGCACAAACAGTGCTGGCGGCCGGAATAAACTCGTCTGCAACGTCACTCATCGTCAACACTGGCACGGGTGCTCTGTTCCCGTCCCCGGCTTCCGGGACGAGCTTCTTTAAGCTTACTATTGTTGATTCTGCTACGGGCTCTCTCTCTGAAATTGTTCATGTAACTGAACGAACTGGTGATTCGATGACGATCGAACGCGGGCAGGAGGGCACTGTTGCCCGAGCATGGTCCGCAAATGATATCGCCGCGAACATGATGACGGCTGGAACGCTATCTTATCTGTTAACGAATTTTCAGCCTCTGGATTCCACTTTAACAGCTCTTGCTACGCTTGTCGGAGCTGCAAATAAGTTGCCGTACTTTAACGGCGTTGACTCTGCAGCACTCACCGATCTTACTGCGGTTGGTCGTGACATCATCGGTAAAAAAACGGCTGCTGACATTCTCACATACCTTGGTTTGGGAGAAGGCTCTGCATTACCTGTAGGCGCCCCAATTCCCTGGCCTTCAGATTCAACACCATTTGGTTATGCGTTAATGCAGGGACAATCTTTTGATACTTCTGTTTATCCTCTTCTGACTGTGGCTTATCCATCTGGGGTGATACCTGATATGCGGGGGCAGACCATCAAGGGGAAACCAGCCAGTGGTCGCGCTGTATTGTCTCTGGAACAGGACGAGATCAAATCACACACGCACAGTGCGTCCGCTGATAATACAGACTTGGGTACAAAAACTTCATCGTCATTTGATTACGGTACTAAAACAGCCAGTACGTTTGACTATGGCACGAAAACGACAAATACAACGGGGGCGCATGCACATACGCTGCCTGTACTTAATGAAGAAAAAGGTGATGGAAGCAACGCTGCGGGGGCTACGGGGTTTACGGTTGGAACCGCAACAACATCGTCTACTGGGGCACATGCCCATACGGTTGACATTGGCGCACATAATCACACCGTAAATATTGGCGCTCACTCTCATACCGTAGCAATTGGCGTACATAGTCACACGATTACCGTCGCCGCGTCGGGTAACGCAGAAACGACCGTTAAGAACATTGCATTTAACTACATAGTGAGACTCGCATAATGACTTTTAAAATGAGTGAAACCGATCAAACAGTTACTGTTTATAACCTGCGTTCCGATACGAATGAATTTATTGGTTCCGGTGACGCTTTTATTCCTGCACATACCGGACTGCCAGCTAACTGCACCACGATAAAGCCACCGGCAATAAAAGCGGGATTTGTGGCGATTTTTGATTCAGAGAAGCAAAGATGGATTTCCCGTGAGGATCATCGTGGTGAGGTGGTGTTTGATACAGAAAACGGCAACGAACTGGTGATCACCGAGCTAGGCGCATATCCGGAAGGGACAACCACGTTAGCACCGGCTAATACATGGCAAAAATGGAATGGTAAGGCGTGGGTGAATGATGCGAAAGCGATACAGATTGCGTTAGTCAGTGATGCTGACGCTGAAAAGAAAAAATTGTTGGCACAAGCTAATAATAGTATTGCAACATTACAAGATGCAGTTGATTTCGATATGGCTACTGCCGAAGAAAAAACACTACTTATGGCTTTCAAGAAATATCGCGTTCTGCTAAATCGGATTGACGTTAGCAGGGCACCAGATATCGAATGGCCTGAAGTTCCTGTGTGATATCAGTGCCCCGTAAGGGGCTTTACTAACTGTTTTTTAATTTTAGTTTAAAATTTTTTAATTTCCCATACAGGGAATCTTTTATTGAGAAAGAAGGAACCCAATTGAAACCTGTTCTCCAGGGCCTTGGACTGCCATGAAAACAAACAACGGATACATTTTCAGGAACTTCTCCAGTCGCATTTGGATTTGCCAGAACCGAGTTGTAGCCAATCATTTTATTGGTTGCGATATCACATTTGTAACTTATCACTGAGCCAGGAATGATGTCCTGCCAAAGCATAGGATGAAGGATACTACCAATAAATCCTTGATCTCCCCATTTTTCTTCTGTCTGGCATTCATTCATGATTTTGTCTGGATCTGCAATGAATGCTTCCCATACTTTACGTTTAACTGACACGGGGATCATCATTATTGAAGAATTTACACGTGTTGGATGATTGAATTCACGTAGCATTGTGAAGTCAGTTGCTATTTCAAAAACGTCAAGGTTTCCTGTAACGACAACGTCAATATCAAAATATAGTAAGTCCTGATTACCAATGACAGGATGATCGGGGTTAAATAGTTCAATCTTAGACCACCAACCTGGCCAGTTATAAAGTAACGGTGCCGTTTCCACACCTTCAATAGTTTTTGCATCGGTAAGGCACAAAGACTTTCTACCCCCGAATTGACGATGTAACCATTGCGCGTGCTTAGATGTAAAGTTTTTGCCACAACGTAAAACAGATACAATTAACATAATGTTACTTTCCTTGAATTTCTGCGCCAATTTCCCGCATTTTTTCCAGTACAGCAGCCACATCTTCATCACTTAACGCCAACTGCGCAGCCATAAAAAAGAGGATGTGGGGTGACATTGCGCGGGGCGATTCACCGCCAGTGTATTTACGCCACTGGCTGTTGCTGGCAACACCTGCAAGATCTGCCATTTGAGTACCAGTATAACCGAGTTGCTCTTTAAGGCGGTTGAGATCATCCGGTGTAGGCGGCGTGTAATCGTTAATCAGTCGCATATGTCACCTTTAAAAAAGCCCCTTTCGGGGCTTCTTGTCAGAAAAATTTGAGTAGCACTGTAGTGATGGTGGCTACCGCGCCGATGAGCCCTGTGGCTACAACAATCGGATACCAGGCTGATTCTCTGTTGAGTTTTGACGTCTCAGCAATCAGCTTTGCAATTTCTGCGTTGATTTTTGCTAATTCTGCCTGGGTCATTGCTTTGCTCATGTGTTCTTCCTTTCGGGATTTGGGCTGCGGCCTTTCCGCTACCTCATGTGTTTAAGTATAGCCCCAATGGTGCTACTGGTCAACACTTGTCTCCCCCTTTATCAAAGAAAACTATGTGACGTATAAAATAAATTCTCCATCCTTTCAGAAGGCTGCTAACCCTTGCTTGAAAACAACTTGAATCCACCTTTTCAAAGAATATACTGTATATATAAGGGTCTTCCCTTGTTGTGGTGGCTGAAGGCATGATAATGGTGTATTTAATCGCCAGAGGTCACCGCCATGGACGAAAAGTCCCTCTACGCTCATATTCTCAACCTGTCCGATCCGTGGCAGGTAAAGTCCCTTTCTCTCGATGAAAATGCCGGTTCTGTTACTGTCACTATTGAGATCGCTGAAAACACCCGGCTAGCCTGTCCGACCTGCGGTAAATCCTGTTCTGTTCACGATCACCGTCATCGTAAATGGCGCCATCTTGATACCTGCCAGTTCACCACTATTGTTGAAGCCGATGTTCCACGAATTATGTGTCCGGAGCATGGCTGCCTGACGTTGCCTGTTCCGTGGGCTGGCCCCGGAAGCCGGTATACGTTGCTATTCGAATCGTTCGTTCTCTCATGGCTGAAAATCAGCACCGTTGATGCTGTCAGGAAGCAACTTAAGCTCAGTTGGAATGCGGTTGACGGCATTATGACCCGGGCAGTTAAGCGAGGTCTTGCCCGGATAAAAAAGCCATTATCCGCCCGTCATATGAATGTGGATGAGGTCGCCTTTAAAAAAGGACATCGTTACATAACGGTGATCTCCGATCGCGATGGTCGGGCGCTGGCCTTAACGGATGATCGCGGCACAGAGAGTCTTGCCGGCTATCTTCGCACGCTCACTGATGGGCAGTTGCTGGCTATCAAAACGCTCTCAATGGACATGAACGCGGGCTATATAAGAGCAGCGCGTATCCACTTACCCAGTGCGGTTGAGAAAATCGCCTTTGACCGCTTCCATGTGGCGAAGCAACTGGGCGAGGTAGTTGATAAAACCCGTCAGAATGAACATCCGCACCTCCCTGTTGAAAGCCGACACCAGGCAAAAGGAACCCGCTTCCTGTGGCAGTACAGCGATAAGTGGATGACCGAATCCCGGCAGGAAAAGCTGATGTGGCTGCGTGCACAGATGAAGCTGACGAGCCAGTGCTGGGCGCTGAAAGAGCTGGCAAAGGATATCTGGAACAGGCCATGGAGCGAGGAAAGACGGAGTGACTGGCAGAGATGGTTGGCGCTGGCGGCTAACAGTGACGTTCCCATGATGAAAAATGCCGCGAAAACGATAGGAAAAAGGCTGTACGGGATCCTGAATGCGATGCGACACAGTGTCTCAAACGGAAATGCGGAGGCACTTAACAGCAAGATCAGGCTGCTGAGGATAAAAGCCAGGGGATACCGAAACCGGGAGCGCTTTAAACTGGGGGTGATGTTCCACTACGGAAAGCTGAATATGGCGTTCTGAGCCTTCCCACCATGATCGGGGAAGACCCATATATAAACATTATTTATATGGGGGATTTATGCCGCGACGTTATGACATTGAGGCCGCATTCAGGTCTGCTGTAGTTGTTGAACCCAGCGGTCGCAGAACACTACGAACAGTTGATTTTGTGCGAGAACTTAAAAAGGTTAACTGGGATTTCTCCTTGCGGGATGCAAATGCCTGGATAGAGGCCAGCATAAGCACGTTCAAGGATATTTCCCCTACGGAAGGCGAGGATCGTTTGTTCATGCTCTATAACCCCAACGGAGGGCTATGACATGGGATTCCCATCACCGGCGGCTGACTACATCGATCATCGCATATCGCTTGACGAAAAATTTATTGAACATCCAGCATCTACATACTTCATGAGAGCGGGCCAAACATACTGGCGAGAAGGCATCCAGAATGGTGCCTTGCTGGTCGTGGATAGCTCACTAACACCATGTGATGGCTCTCTGCTCGTTTGTAGGATAGATGATGAGTTAAGGATAAAGCGTTATCGTTTACACCCAAGACCACACCTGGTGAATCTGGAGAGCGGTAAGCGTGAAGATATACCAGGGCAGACTGGTGACTACAACGTATCATCACCGGTATTCGGGGTGATCACCTACATCATCAACGATGCTCGCTCAGGTGAGTTTGATGATTGTCCGGTGATGTGATTACCCGGCATTTCCGTCTATGTAGTCAGCCCACCACTGCATCATTTCACGACGCTTATCGAGATACTGAGCATGGTTGTAAATGCCACGTATTGATCCGCTGTTTGCGTGTGCCAGTTGCTTTTCTATGGCATCAGCAGGCCATTCATGTTCATTCATGATTGTGCTGAACTGGTGCCGGAAGCCGTGTCCGCTTGCCAGGCCTTCATATCCAATCTGCCGAATAACCAGCAGCACGGCGTTCTCGCTAATCGGCTTTGTTTTGTCATTGCGTCCGGCGAAAACGAAACTTGATATCGGCTGAGTTACAGGCTTCAGTGTTTCAAGCAAAGAAATTACCTGGTCTGACATGGGGACAAGGTGAACTCGGCGCCCCTTCATCACCTCTTCACCGATAGTAATCGTCCTGGTTTCAAAATCGACGTTCGACCATTGCATGGACCGGAGTTCTTTAGTCCTCAGTACCGTGTACTGCAAAACCTGTGTTGCAATCTTCGATACGATGCTACCAGAGAAGCCAGATAGAGCTTTGTTGAAGGCCGGAATCTGATCAGCAGGAAGGAAAGGATAGTTCTTCTTGCGATATCCCTTCATTGCATCAGCCAGATCAGGAGCGGGGTTATATTTGGCCCTGCCGGTTACAATGGCGTACCTGAACACTTCCCCGCAGCGCCTCCTTGCCTTATTGGCCCTCTCCATTGCCCCACGGTCTTCAAACCTGCGGATCACTTCCAGTATCTGCATCGGTTCTATCTCGTGAATCTCCATCCCGCCAATCAATGGCAGAATGTCATCCTGGAACATGCGTGACAGTTCTGTGCTGTATACCTCTGACCATACCTGTTTTTTATGCTCGTACCATTCCTTGTATATAGAGCCGAACGAGTTGTCTTTGACTGACAGTTTTTTAGCCTTTACCGGATCTACACCGACAGATACATCCTTTTTCGCAAGCCATGCCTTGTCTCTGGCTTCCTGCAATGACATGAAAGGATATTTGCCTATTGTCATCACCTTCTCTTTACCATCGATCTTGTAACGAAGTTGCCAGACTTTCTTTCCGGTAACCGGCACATAAAGGTAAAGGCCATTGCTGTCGAGCAGCCGGTACGGTTTATCTTTCGGCTTTGCCGCGTCGATCTGCTTGATGGTGAGCAT